GTTCTTGGAACTGAAATTAATTTAGACTTCATCATTGACGTGTTATTTGTGAAAGCTTCAAAAACTGGTGTTTGCAGAATTTCTAAATCGTAATAAGCAGAGCCAGATGCGTGTGCACCTTCGGTGTGATTTGAGTTTCTAAAGCTTGCATAATTGATCTCGTCATCACCTAGTGCAAATTTTGCAATTTTAAAACTATTGTCGCCTCTAGCTAGTCTAAGTCTACCTTCGTCTGTTAACACTGCATCAAGAATGATGTCTCCGGAATTGTCTAAGAATGCCATGCTTATCTCCTTTTCAAATAAATAGTTACAGCATTTAAATAAATACCAATAAACTACTTTTTCTTACCGTCGCCTTCACTTTCACCAACCAAGTGCTCATGTTTAAAATCAACATTGAAATCTATCTTCTTCCCTGTTTGGCGAGAGCAAAATCTTATTTTAAATTTTCTACCAAAAATCTTATTGGCTTTTTGTCCTAATGAAATATTATCTTTATCTTGATCCGCTATCTCTACCAAGCCCTGTGCAAATGTTGGAGAAATAAAAATATATCTTTTCATTGGCTTTTGCAACAACCGCTTGTTTATTTGCCTTTGTCTAATCTTCAACTCTTTTTCACTAAAGACGTTTATAATAGGATAAATAACTCCATCATTACTAACCATCTCTACCTCATATATATGCGTCGGATTAGAAAAATTACCATGTGAATCAAAGACTCTAAAGGTATAATAATATTTTTTATTAGGCAAAATATCGTCAACATATGAAGATATCGGCTCATACACGGCGCCATGAAGTTTGTTTCTGAAGTCTTCATAACTTAATGGTATCGTTGGTAACCTATATATTTGGTATACATATGCATGATCGTCCCCACCATAAGAAAGCTTTCTTTGCATTTTGGCAGCTTTGGGATCTTTTAGTGGATCTATATCTTGAGACATATAATAACCAGTTACTTTATATCTATCAGCTGATTCAATTATCTTTGGTACCAAATCCACTTCACCAACTTGATTAACTAAGCTGATTAAAATTTTGTTATCAACACCTTTATAGGGTGTCATGCTAACCTCTGGTGGTAATGGAGGTTTGTCTGATATCAGAATATCCTGTGATTCAGCATATGGAACCTCTACTAACCGTGGAGCCTTACCAAGAGCAAGAGGGTGTCCGAGAGCCTTGCCCGGCGAATCGCCTATAACTATTTGATATGCATATATTTTATATCGATACCCTTTAAAGTATTTAACTTGTGAATCAATTAGTTTAACCACATTAATCCTACTAGAATTTGGAATCCAATAATTTTGAATTACATTATTTTTTGAATCTCTTTTTTCTATTCTATAAAATGCTGTTTCAGAATAACATGCAATACCATTCTGTGCTTGGCTAGTTGTTCTGGCTTTTGCTTTTAAAAGCTCTTCAGTCTTAGCCTTAAATATGAGCAAGTGCAATGCTTTTACTAAAGTGTCATTCATTAATGATGATTCACCACCAAAACCAAGAAACACGGCGTCAGAAAAATTAGTAAAATCCTCACTTGGTTTTTCATATAGATCTTTTACGCTTGAAAACCACTCTGTAATGTCCCAATGCCTAAGAAGTCTTTTTGTTACCTTTCCGCCGCCAAGATTGCCTGCAGGAGTGGCTACTTCAATATATGATTTTTGTGCAGCTGGTCCATTTGGTCCATATACCATTTGCATAAACATTCGACTTAATTTCGCTTCTTCTAAAATATCTGCGAACTCTGTTTTGATGTCGGTTGTGAACTCAATAGACACTGTATATGGATGCATCTCTTTAAAATTTGCTTTATCTGTCAACCATTTAACATTATTTATTGGCACTATTATGTTTTTAAATCTATTGGCTACTGATTTTGGGTTAGTCGACTCTCTTTTAAGAAACTCTTTAATCGCCTTAGTCCAAGAATCATAGTAGTCTTGATTTTTAATATACGTTTTATATGTAGATGCCTTTTTTTCTAAATAGCCATGATCAGATTTTTCATAATGAGTGATTGGAGAGGTTTCAGTTTTTATACCGAAGAAGTTAGTTGTCCCAACGGGTTGGAGGGCGGCATGTTGCCATAGAATATTACGTAAAGCTGCGCTTGTTTTGTTTTCATCCACACCTCTAACCGATTCCAAAACATAAAGATTGGGCAAGATAGTCTCTGGTATTGTACCTAGTGAAGACACTTCTTCATATTTTGGCATTGAAAAGTTATATTCTGGTATAAAATTAGCATATGAAAACTCTATAGAACCTTGCAAAGAAGCTCCAAGTATTCCACTGCTTAAAACGTCCATAGGCGTGAAGATCTTAAATTTATGTCGTTTTAGAACTGCTGCAGCTTCTGCTGCTTCAACTGCGAGTTGATAGTCTGATTTTCCGGCAGCAGCCGGATCATCCATCGAACCTTTTTCTATCGTGGTTTTTGAATTATCAGTGGGATCGCTACCCCCCAACTCAGAAATCGTTTCTCCTGTGAGTTCTCCGTCACTAGCCACATCGCCCCCTAAAGGTGGAAGTTTCCCCGGCGGCTTTTCAGTGGTGAAGAATGGCACGCTTACTGCAATAAGTTTTGCCACTTAAACAACTTCCTTCGACTTCATAATTTCATTTTTTTTCATTTTTTCTTATATCCTTTACTTAACTTCTTCTTCTTATATCCTTTACTTAACTTCTTCTTTTTTTTTGCCTGTTTGAACAGTTTCACATTAGTGTAAATATACTCTGTTGGTATAATGCTCGATTGCATGTTCAGTGTTTTAATCATAGCTCCAACAATTTTTTTAACTCCAGAATCAGCTGATAACAAATATGGTACTTGTTTGGTTTGTTCGACATCAAGAATAAAATATTTATTATATATTTGTAAATTCATTCCAGTTTTTTTCACATTTAATTTAGAGTTTGTGTATGGAATCAATCTGCAAATAACGTTCCCTCCACCGCGATTTTTAATTATCTGCAAGGCTTCTGGGGTTAATAATTTAAATATCGGCTTACTAAGATCCGGAATAATTGGTGGTGGAGGTTGCGCGGGAAGCTGAACAACTGGAGTTGATTGATCATAACTTTCTAAATATTCAACATTTACTAAAGAATTTTGTCTTAAAGACAATATTGCAGCGAAGTTCTCATTGCTTTTATAATTGCTTAAAGGGGCTATAGCTCCGACTGTGGCGCCTATAAATTCAGATTTTAATTGAATAGGTGTCGTATTTAAATTTATTTCATCTATATTGATTTGTGTGTCGCTTGGCGCGTGATTATTAGGATTAAAAGAGTTTGCAATTTCTGCAGAATTAAGCATTTTAGACATACCAAACACTTCAGATAAACTGTTTGTTTCCTTACCTAACAATGCTGGCTCTAGCAGCTTTTTGTACAAACCAGAAGCGTCAACCTTATCCATCTCCTTGGCATATTTTTGTTTCAAAGCTTCAACTTTTTTAGAATCTATATCCTCATTTTTATAAGCCCTTCCACTTATAGGGCTTCTTTTGTTTGATCTTTTTCCTCTTCCGCTTTTTTTCAACATCTGTTCTGCAATATCTTGTATATTCTCTGTAAGTGGGCTCTCCGCAGTAACATTTTTTTCTGCCATAATTTGTGATAAATTAAATCTCGTTCTTTGTTCACTTTTAGTTAGTCTGGATTTAAACGACGTTTTATTTAATGGACCAAATAAAGGTATTTGTGGAGATTTTTTAAACTGATTGAGCATTAAAGCAGTTGCAACAGTTTCAGCGTACTTGCTAACATCATTCATCTCCGATTCAGATGAACCAAAACTAATCGGCTCAGTAGAAGGTAGCTGCACCATAGAGGGTGACAGTGTTGACAATGCCATTGTATTTGAAAATAGTTCTAATGACGTTGTTCCTGTATCGCTGGCGTTAACAAATTTTGCCAAATCTGCGGCGATTACAGTTTTAAAACTATTTTCACTTATAAGATCGAGTCCGATACCACCCTCAGTCATGGGCTTAGAGTTTTTCTTAGAAAAATAATCAAATCCAGCACCTTTTGGGGTGTCGCTATCAACCATCTCATTAAAATAAACAACCACCTTGTGTGTCAATGTGGGAGATTTACTAGTAACTGTTGTTGCTCGTGCGGGGGTATCTGCAGTGCGTCCAAGCACCATCTCTACTTTCACAAATTTAGCCAATTGGCTTATCATGTCTTCTATCATCTTTAAAGCTACTGATATCCCATATGGACTGCCAGTTTTTGGGCTTGAAATATTAACTAAATATTCTACTAGAGCTGTGTATATGCTTGTTCTTGTTTTGTCTCGGACACCATCCCCTCCCGGCGTATTGCCCGAGTCTGCACTCTTTATTGTAATTAAATCAGCAGGCTTCATCACACAATTCAAAACGTCCAAATAAACCTCAAATACCCCCTTCCAAGAATTATTTTTTAAAGATTGAAACTCTTGAGTAAATTTATTTGATGCAATATTCCAATAAGGTTTTTTATCAATAGACGAATTTTTCATTGAATCCTGATAATATAGCTTAAATGTGTTAGCCACTTTTAAAAGATCTTTAAGTTTTTCTTTCAAAAACTGCATAGTGCCGTCTACAAAATCAATTTCAATCCCATATTGATAAAATCCAGCTGTTACTTCAGCTATTTGATTATCTGCAATTGTAAAAAATCTAATGAAAGAGTTTGTTGGCAATGTCAAATGTGGCTGTATTTCTGTCACTGCACCAACTATAGTTACCCCTTTAACATCGCCACCTTTATTTACCGCATTGATAATTATATCAGTCACCGGCTCTTCCTTGTCAAACACTGTATTTGATGATGATGGGGAGCCTAATGAATTATTAGAGAGGGTTGGTTTCATTCTCCTTCTAAAGGCTCTAAAAGATGTTATTTTTGAATAATTCATTAATTTTAAAAGATTGCTCGAATCAATCATGTCAAATAAAACTGGGAATTGACAATTTTCTTTAACAAGCTTTTTGTAATCTAATGCAAAAAATGACTTTACTTTACCGCCAGGAGATCTAGAAATGAAAACATTGCTAAAAAAAGGATGCTTTTTTTCTATATCATGATAAAAGCTTTTAGACTTCGCAACAGAGGAATACATTTGTTCTATCTCATTTGAAAAATCAAATTTCATTTGATTTATTTTTGAGGCTAATCGAAAGTCTTGCACCGTCAAGTTCGACACTTTTTGAAGAGTTAGATGTTCTGAAGCTTTGGTGTGTTTTTTACCTGTCATATATCCAACGTAATTAAGTGAACCAGGATTCCCAGCTGGATGATAGTGCCTTGCTCCCTTCCACAATGAACCATCTGCTCTCTTAAACACATATCCAGCAGTATTAACTTGCCCATTCCGTAAAACAATTTCTTCTACAATATTGCCAACAATCTTTTTCTTGTGCGCCGGGACGGACCTCAAGCCTTCTATTTCAGTTAGATCCAAATAAGGTACCGCATATATGGCTAAAAATTCAGGTTCTTTTTCTAAGTCAAGTTTTTTATGAAAAGCAATATCATACGCGCCATCATTACCAACAGCATATTGAGTGATTTTAGAAAGATGAGCTGTTACCTTTCGCCCTAAGGCATTAGGAACAGTGGTTGATGGACCAGAAGACTGTGGGATTTGGTGATCAGGATCACTGTAAAGGGCTGTCGCTCCAAGATCAGCATTCGAGACATTGCCATAATATTCTGCATATGCATCTGCCGTCAGATTCGGAACTTCTTTTATCGTGCCTCTTATCCACTTCAACATATATGGTGAAAAGCCTTCTTTAGTTAAAGCATAAAAAGCAACCTTATAAACTTTTTGTATATCTTGATTGCCAAGCCATTTAGAAATAAGCCCAGGAGCAGACGTGTCCTTTAAAATACAAGAAAAATTTACGTTCAAACCACCAGTTCCGGCACTCTGAATCGAGCCATCATCTTTAAATTCGTGTGGGTTTTCTAAAACAATGCTTTGAATGTACACATTCGGTACCAAAGTTCCAACTGGATTATTTGCTGCCATTTAACACGTTTCCTCTGGATCTGACGTCGTTGCTGCTGTGGTGGTACCAACGGTATCATATACATTAACAACGGCTGTTTTTTGCCCTCTTTTATATTGTCTACAGTTAAACTCTTTATCTAAGTATAAATCGTTTGGCGTGTTGGAAGCATTTGCACAAATAATGCTTGCTGGTATTTCATCATCTCTTAAAATCTTAATATAATAATCTGCAAATTCAGAGTTCATAGAATCCATTCCAAGCTCTAGTTCCTCTTCAGAAAACAATCCTAAATCAACAATATCTTCGTTTACATCTTTTTCTTTGCTAAGAAATAGAGAATTCAATTGCTCTTTTCCATCCTTGCCTTTAATAACTTCATATATTTCAATATCAAAATTTTCTTTAGTATAGGCTGCATTATTTTCCACTATCTCAAACAACAAGTAATCAGCATGTACATTTGGTATTAATTTGCCAAATTCCACCTCTTCAGGATCGTAGTTCAAAGCACCAAGATCGTCCATATCAGAACCAAACTCATCGCTTCCATCGCCATCTGTGGTTGTCATTAAAGGAAAATCTCGTTGTGGCACTTCCTCATCAGCAAAAAACGTTTTATATTTCAAATCAATGTCTAGTTGAGGAATTCTCACTGTTGGTTTATAACCATCTTCAAATAAATCAGAGCCAGTTATTGCTGTAGTTGTTTTTTTAATTTTTCCATGTAAAAGAGTTACATCCCACGCTGGAGCATAATTCGACATATAGTCTGATGTACCAAGAGGTTGCATCATAACATACTGATTATCAAATTGTCTTAAATTAAAAGTCTTTTGCATGCCTTCATCAAAAACATTATCAGCTTCAATAGGATCAAATCCTGACTGTCTGATTTGTTCACTAACAAATTCATTTAATTTTTTTATTTCATCTTCTACGCTACTGAATATATATTGCGACTTCAATCTTGGTGTTTCATTTTTAATTCTTGTAGGAACATCGCTCGCTGTTTCTTGATGATTCGCATAATCCACATCATAAAGAACATCATCATCAAAAAAAGCATAAAAGTGAGGCTTAAATATTCCTTTAGACAATTTATATTTGCCAAATTGAGTTAATTCAACATCAATAACTTCTTCCTTTTTATTAAAAAATTCCATCTATATAATTATCCTCAAAGTAAAAAATCATTAACCATAACCTCCACCAGTTCCGCCTCCCCCTGGACCTTTATTAAACTGCCCTGCTTGTGAGGCAGCGCCTGCGGCGCTACCTGCAACCACATTAGTGGTTGCTTGATTTGTCGTTTGTATCAACGTACCAATGCCCGCTTGTGTGTTTTGCTGCATATTTGTCGTTATAGGCGGAAGATTAGCTGGTGATGCGTCGGGTGCAGCAGTTGCCAGCGCTTGGGCTATTTCTAAGTCTTGTTGACTCAGTACGCCAAAGGCTTTTGTAATTTGTTGTAAGTATCCTGCCGCTTGTGCCGCACCTACGCTGGATCCCACAGCGCCTTGTTGTGACGGCAGCCAAGTGATAAGTGGACCAATCGTTCCTTGTGCAGCATCTAGTGTTGGTGGCGGCGCTGCAAAGTCTGGATTGCCCATGATTAACGTACTGTCCAATTTAACCAACTCTACCAAGGAGCAAAAGTCAAAAGGCCAATTATAGTTGTAGTCTGGAACTGACTCTTTTTCTGCGCCACCATCCCCAACTTCAAAATTAAATTTAAATCTTTTATCATCTTTTGCATCAGCTGTCATAGTAAAATAATTCCAGGCGGCTTTTTGTTTAACTTTAAAAACCATCCACTGTATTTCAGAATCAAAAATATCTATTATTGCCTTTCCACTGTTGTTGTTCTGTTTAAATATGTCCACTGGTAAAGACGAATTTTTCTTAACATAACTTCTTCCAATGTCGGGCGGGAGATTCTGCCATATTTTTGATAAATCTTCTTGAGTTAAATTAACTTCAAACTCAAATATAAACATAGCAAAAGGATCTACTTCTCCGTTTTTATAAGTTGAAAAATCAAACTGCGGTGGAAATACGTACTTTTTCATCTTTTTAACCATATTTATTATATCTTTTGATGGACGCATATTTGGCTGCTGCCCCACAATTTTATTGTAAGTCCCTACTTGTTCAGCCAAGTATAGTTCAGCCAAATCAATTGTAGTGCGAGATATGTTAAAAAATTGTTTTTCCTCTTTTCCTATATTAATAAACGGAATTGCAATAACCGCTTCAGACATTTTTCTAGATAAAGCTATTTCTCCTATTCTTTTTTCTGCCTTGCTAAATCCCACCAGATCTGAAAGTGATTTTTCATTAAAATCGCCATCTTGCATTTGCAAAAAGATCCCCTTGCCGGATGATGGCACTTGCCCATATTGATGCCACATACCCCTAGCAACAGAACCAGAACCACTTACTGGTAACGTTACATTACAATTTGAAAAATCTAAAACAGGAGTTTCAAATTTAGGTTGAATCACCCATTTACTATTTACTGCTTGTGATATCTCTTTAGGATTACCAAGGGCATCAAAAATCACCTGTGGTACAGATGTCATTTGTTTATAGTTTACAGAAGCGGTTAATTGCATATTTGCGCACTGAGCAGCGCTCGAATCACCGACTGCGTTGGTGAGGTTGGTGCCCATTCTACGCACGCTAGCTGTCATTTCATTCATTATATCATTTAAACTATATTTCTCTGTTCTTGTTGGGGTAAATTCAAATTTGATTTCGCTATATCCATCATAATATGGTGGTGTATAGGCACTATAAGAGGCGCTTGATGGGTGTGCGTAAAAGGCTTCATAAAGATCAGTGATCAATGAGCCGGGAGTATATGGTGGACCAAAACCAGAACCGTATACATCTTCGTCGGTTGTGAAATTTCGAAACGTGCCACCATTGGCTCTACCTCTTTTTTCGCTACCAAACTGCCATGGCATCTTCCGCCCATATTTTGAATCATAGGGTCCACCGCGAGCTTCGCTTCCCAAGCGCTTGTACATCGTCACAGTGCTTGGATTATAGTTGAAACTAGCTGAATAATAATATGCCTCGTCGGCAATCAGACCTGGCGCAGCTTTGATTGTGATGATTTGATTAAGCGTTCTAAACTGTGCATGAGACATTACTAATTTTCCTACATATTCCGTTCCTTCGACAGCATTACCAAAATTAGGATCATTTTCAGGCAATGACGCTATCGTTGTGAGTGAGGAATCCTTCTTAAAAAAATCAACCGTAGATGCCAAAAAGTTATGCATAGCCATTTTATAGTTTGGAGCACCCGCACCAACAAGAGATGCAGTCACATTAAAACTAGATGAATAGTGGGGATCGTCATCTGCTACCATAACCCCGCCTAAGTAAGCAGGATTTTCTGGTTCAACCAGCGATTCAAATGGCACTCGCTGATCAAACAACCCCCTATTTCTTGGAATTCCATTATCTGGAGTTAATATTGTTCCCGTAACATTGTGATCGCCCGTATAGATTGGATAATCAACAGCAACACCAGATTTAATTGTATTATACAAAATCCCAGGAGCAAACATGCATTGCCATAGCGGGCGAGCATCTCTTGGTGCGCCAGTAACTGCTCCAAGCGCTTGTCCAGAAACCATACTAATTGCGGCATCATCGCCTTCTGTTAGAATATTGTCTTTATAAGAATCCCAGAATAATTTTACCAAATCCAATGTACGCTGAGCGGGGTAAAAGCCTTTATAGGGTAAAAATTTAACAATTCCGTTGCACTCTAAAGTAAAAGACTGTACAGAGCGATTTAAAACACCTTGATAGTCTTCTTTAACCAAACCAGCAAGTTTCATGAAATCAGTCGAAGAATAGACAGTAAATCTATCAGACATTGGTAAGCGCCCAGCTACTGAGCCCGTCATATCCATAACCCCTGGTACCTCAAAAGCTCCAGTGTTATCAGCCAAGAAATCCCCACCTTTTTGATTAACATAGTAATTCATATGTTCAGAAATTCTAAATTCAGGAATTAAACCATAATCTTTTCCTACTCTCTTAATATCTTCAATGTAATCAGAATAAGAATTATAGAAAGGTTCTACGCCCGCTTGTTCGGCTGCTTCCCACTTTGTGTCGCCTGCATATATTCTTGTGCCGTCAGCCATCATCTCTTCAATTCTACGAGCATAAACTGGGGCTAATTGATTATCGGACATAGTGTCGTTAAACTGCATATGATCGTTTTGTAGGGTACCTTCACCTAGTGCGCCGGGATCGTCCCACACAGCCGAACCAATCATAGCCTCGCCAGTTGAGTCTTCTGTTTTACTATAGCCGGTTTCAAAGTTGAGTCTTGCATCCAATGCCCATATGCTTACGGCAGCGGGAGTCCCTTGATGTATTGCACTTCCCTGACTCCAACCCAAATTCTTTTCTGCTCCAAATCTAGCATCATTTCTATCTGCCCTTGCCGACTTCCAATAACCTGGGAAGTTGGAGTTCTCAGCATTTAAGTCGCCACTACCTGCCTTTTTATAAGAATCTTCTTGCTCCCGTGTGACTCTTTGTCGTATTTTGGCTAGATACGTATATTTCTGTTTCGGAAAGATCGTCTCTGTGGCTGTCACTGTCCTCAAGCCTTTAATTGGATTTTGACTTTGATCTGCTTTTTTAACAGTAGTTAATTCTGTCAAATTATCATAAAACTGTTGTCTTTCAACTGGTAAATCAAGTAAATTATTAAGCGTATCGCTGCTAAAAGCAATTAAATTATTGCCATATGAATGCTTGAGATCAATTCTGCTAATTTCACCATGACTCATCACATCCATTGAATGTACAATTGGTCTATGTTTTGAAGATATGGGGGGTTCTATAAAGCTAGAAAGCTTTCTTTCTGTTGTTATGATATCCGTATTATCACCTGGGGTAGAAATATTCTTTATAGCAGAGTGCCAATCATAGCCGCGTGGTCTAATTTTGCCCTCTGATATAATAGAAATTCTATTGGTTTTCCTCATGTCCTTGACTAGGCGATGTTCAGAACCTCTAATTTGTTTCCAACTAGGCCAACCATATGGACCTTGACGATGAAGGATAATTGCGTTTAATACTGCTGCCCTACCTTCGGCAAACCCGGTCATCGGCTTATGAGTCCAATTAAGTGTTTTATATACTATCGATGGATTAACATAATTTGATTCACCAAAATATGGAGTTGTTGGAACATAAGTCATTCTTGCAAACCCAAGAGTATTAGCATTATCACTAGAAGTGATTGGATCATATATGACGCTATTCATTCCAACAAAATCAACCGCTTCTACCATGGTTCTATCTACATGTAAGGGCAATATTTTTCTTGCAGCTCCATAATAAACATAGTCTGTTCCTGCGTGAGGCTTCAAGTATGCCACATGATCACTAGAACTTACAAATGTAAGATCTGTAGAAGCGCCCCCGGCGTGGGATCGATCTGGCTTCTCATACCCATACAATGCTGAACCTGTGTATCCCTCTATAATACTAGCTGTTATCCATGAATATTGAACATCTGTTTGTGGAATTGGGTGTTGGACGTACCAATTATCATGCACCAATGATGTTTCAACTGTTCCATATGCACCATTGTATTCATCAGTATATTTCAATTCCTTTCTTGAATTCCTGTGCGTTTGATGGAAAGACGCTGTTCCAGAATAACCTGAAGATGTAGCTTCGCTTTTGCCGCCAGGATAAGTTCCCCACTGATCGGCAGGACCAGCTAACTCATATGCTTGAACTGTTTTATTATCACTATAAAATCCAAATTGATTTGTGTGGTTGGTATAAAACTCTTTTAAAGGTTCTCTTACTACTGTATTCCTCCAAGGCAATGCATTATAAACACTATATTCTGCCGCAACTTGGTCTAACAAGCCCTCACACATGGTGATAGGATCGCCAGGAGAAGAGAATCTATTAACAATAATATTCTTATTCCTACCGGTTAAATCTCTTCTAGGTAAAGACCAATCGTGCACACCAGATACAGTTTGGGAGCCTACATTAGTTGTTGAAATATCGCCTTCTGATTTTACAAAATAGCGATTATTACTAGTACGCCCTGTAGTCATGACAACTTCATAAGGATGAGTGTAGTTACCAATTATAGTACTTCTTATTGGGTGAATATATTGATCTTCAGTGTCTAATGCGCCAGTTGACTGCTGAATATTTGCAATATTTACAGGACGTTTTGCGATACCATCACGAAAATAAACTGATCTAAACGCATTGGGGTTAACAAGATCTAAACTTGTAGCAGATGATGAAATAACCCACCCTTCTATTCTTTCATCTTTTCCATCTGGCTCTTCATTGTCGGGATTAAAGTTAGTAAACACATGCCTATAAGGACGCCCACCAACATATTTTTCTGTGAATGGACCTTGAAGTGGTTTGCTTTTATAGGGCTCATATGAATCATAGTGTATATTTGTAATATCTAAATTAGATTTAAATGAATCAATGGCACCTCTATAATCTTTCGCATCATCAGCGCTAATTGAAGAGCTATATAAACTAAACGGATAAATCAAATCACCTTTATAGGTGTCGCCTGTGGCAGCGTCACCACCATCAATAACAGTCTCTACTGAAAATTTAAACTTTCTTTTGCCCTTCACTAAATCTAAATTATCGTCACAGTCTTTAAGATCTTCTATCGAGGTATTATCTGGCTCTATAACAATAACAGCACCGTCGGAAGCTCCAGGCGGGGCTGGGCGTTGCCTGATAGAATCCCAAAAGCCTATTTTCTTGTTTGGGTGTAAGTTGTCGCCGCCGCGCAACTGCGTTACTACGTTGGCTGCAAATTTGTGTGGTCTAGTAAACTTTCGTATTGCATATGTAGAGCCATCATATGTCGTAATCCCAGAGGTGCCGCTGGAAGCATACTCAGCTGCAGCATTATTGCTTAGTTTGTTTAAACTATCTAATATTGTTTGTTTGTTCGAATCTACCGCATCATCATCGGATGTGATCTTACCATCGTCTCTTTCAATTCTTTCTTTCCACCAAAGACAGTTATCGTCTTCTTCTTCGTTTATCGGAGCATGTCCATGCTTCCAATCATAAAGAAGCTCATTAATACCAAACAAGCTACCTTCTGGATCGCCTTGTTTCATTTCTAGTGTTGGAAATTTAGTCCAATATTTATTTCTTTCCAAGACATGGCTTTCAACAGTGTTTCTTAATCCTTTAGAATGTTCTGCGGAAGCAGGAACAAATTGTTCTAATATTGCTCCAAGAGAAGAGTCTATCCATTTGTAATATTCAACGAATTTATCGACATCAGGAGTGTTAGTAACTCTTTCAAAGAAAAGATGGCGAAGCTTTTCCATGCTTTTATAGCTTTGTCTATATCTGTTTACCGGCTCTCCAACGATATTATTAAAGTCAACAATAGTGGCAAACATTTTCAACATCTCTTCTGATATGATTTGGTACATACTCTTTTCAAACATGTAATAATGTCGAATTTCTCTACTAGTCCTAGTGAATTTTTCTTCGTTTTGGTCTACTATTTGTGTTAAATTGCTACTGTTCATTATTTCTGGCAATTGCTGTTTTGCAATAGAAATATAATTTACATCTACAGCTTTATTGGTGTTAGCATCAAATCCATAACCCCTTCCAGAGTGTTGTTTCTGAGCCGTTGTACCAATCAAACCATATTTATATTCCATCTCAGAAGAACCAGAACTAGCATCTAAAACAGTAAAATAACCAGAAGCGTCTGATCCTGTTACCGTTTCAAAGTCCCAATTTAGCGCTAATGTTTCTATTTGCGGCACTTCTAAGTCAAAAGTGTCCTGAAAGAGGAAAGCGTTTCTATTGGGATGTAAAGAGCCCCAATTTGAAGAATCCTTAGCATGTGCCCTTACAACCTCTTTATCTAACGCATCCAGCCAATATCTACAAGAAGAAATTTTTGCATCTGTTTGTTGCAGTACGCTGCCGGTAAAGTTTGTTCTATGTGCACCAACATACACTCTTTTACTAGAACTTACAAAAGTAGCACCAGCTGTATATGGCATTGTACCTGATACAATAAATTCATTTTGTATCGTATCATAAGCAACGTTAACGCCATGAAGAACGACTGTATACGTATCTGGTCCCTCTGTAGTGGCATGCATTGTATTCACTTGAGGATAGTCCGTGGGTTTAACTGTAACTGAGAGAGTCCAGCGCTCATCATCATATACATCTCTATAAACATCACTAACTAAGGTTGGGAAATCACCATCAGAACTAACTAACTTAAAGTGAACATCACCATCCCCCGAGTTCTTTCTAACGGCATAAACTTGAAAATTTGCATTATCTTGATGTGTACCGGCGCCAGTCCAAGTTAAATTATTTTCAACTGTACTATTCGTTTTATGTACGCCAAACAAAGAAGAGGTGATCGCGTTATATATAGAAGAGGTGGCATATGTAGTATCTAAATATTTTGGAAATAGAACTTCTGCTTGCATTGTGTTTGCGAAACCAGAGGTTCCATCAGCAGCGCTCATGCCAGAAATATATGATAATTCATTGGAACCAGAACCGGCTGTCCACTGATGTATATTAGCGTTAAAGTGTCCCACTTTATAAAAGTTAGCATATTTCTTTTTATCAACGGATGCTCTAAAATTATCTTTTAATTCATAATCAACATTGTGTGCGTATAAATTAAATTTAACAAGCTCATCATCGACACCAAAGCATCTTACTAAATTTCTAATCGCTTTCTCTGTGCCTTTTGATTTATAAAGATATGAAAGATTGTTGTAAATGTTTTCATAAATTAAGTTTTTAATATTATATAATTTATCTTCAAATTCTAACTCTTCATTTCTAGAGTGTACAGATTCTAAAACCGTCGCATCGACAAAAATATCATCGACATCCATTCCTAAGTGCTGGAGTAGTTTTTTTGCATGTGGGCGCGGTTTGAAACTAGAACTTGTATATGTAATATTTTTTATTGTTGGTAGTGCCTCTATTTGCAACCACAATGTATCAAAATAACTAGAAATAATTTGAGTTAAGTTCTTTAGATGCCCATTATGATCTGAGTCCTCGTCCAAGATCCATTGCGGCATAGAGTGATATAAAGCCGCATTATTACTGTTATCCCATGTTTTACCTTTATTTTTCAGATTGGTGACATAATTATTAACAGCTGCATGATCCTTGTATAATATTGGATCTAAAAACTCTCTTGGTGCTGCGTTTGATATCACCATAGCAGAACCAACATTCCTAGAATCAGCGCTGTAACCAGTCCATGAACCGTTGCTTATTCTACCAGAGTAGTCAAGTACCGTGCTATCTGTTGTAGAATCGCCAACAATCCCTTCATTAAATTTATAATATACACCTAAATTTACACCATAATAAGACTCCAGATCAGTATTAGAACCTCCATTTACTTGAGTGAACCAATGTCTTCCAACTTGTGCTGGTGTTCTCTCAGTTTTCCAATATCTAAATTCATCAATTGAGGCAGAAATTTTACCCCAACCCCACCCGGTTGTTCGATCTGACGGTGTATTGTTTTCAGTTGGATAAAGAGATAAGGCGCCAATAGCAGCCACCATTGCACCACTTACATAATCAACAGTTGTACCTGCATTTTTAGTATGATTGCAAACACCATCAATATACAATCTACTTTGTATTACGCTGCCGGTGTTTTTAAATGAAATTGCATAATGATGCCACAAGCCATCAGCCATAGATACAGGAGTAATTTCATCACCAATTGATTGATTTACAATCCCACTTGTACCTGAAATATAACTTACTAAAAATGGACTATTTGAACCAGCAGCGCCATTTAATGTAATCTGCATTCTAGCGTAATTAGTAGAACCAGAGTTGGCACCTGATAAATGCATGTCATACACAACCTCTCTTTGTGTGGTACTGGTGCTATTTAAAAATGCATCTTTTTTTAACCAGAATTCAACTGTATTTCCTCTTTCCCCATCCATCAAAAGGTTAGATTCTTGACTGTCTCCAAGAGCTAATATGTTAGCATACCCGTTTTTCCAATTGCCTCCTGTGTCTTCTATATCTCTATAAAACCTGCGAGTGCTTGTATTTGGTCCACCCTTAATGAAAATATATTCTTGTGTGCTTGGCTCGCCATACCCCCCTGTTACCGTGGTTTCTTGTGAGCCCCAACCTGTAGGGGAAAACAAAGCAAACCCGTTTGTTCTAGGGTACCCTTGTTCAAAAATATAATTTTCTAAAAAAGAAGCACTCCCATGCCATTGAGCCTTCTCATATGATGAACCATCGTAGGGGTAGTTTGAGTACACCTTTTTAACAGCGTTTTCATAATATCTTTCAGCTGAACCAAATTTTGCAAAATTTTCAGGTTTAGAATAATCTACATGAGGTTCAAACCTGCTCTTCTCTTTATAATAAGAATCAACATAGTCTTGTGATTCTGCATCTGAAAAATTGTCTTTCTTTTGGAACCGCGCTTGTTCGAATAATTTTTTTATACTCATATTATTCTACCCTAAATTTGAAAGTCTCAGGCTGTACAACATATTTTCCATTTGTATGATAGGCGAAATTCACACCATACATATATCCGCTTTGAAATAACGACATGTCTAAATCAAAGTAATTCCCAGAAACATCATGCGACAATCTTGTATATTTAATAGAGCCTGTACCGAAATCAACAACTTTTAAGTTGTCAACAACTCTAGAGATTTTATAATAAGCGTTGTCAATTATAGAATTTTCTATATCCAATGATGCCTTAGAATAAATGGAAGGATTCCAATCTTTTTCACGCACATATAGCCGATATCGCGCATTTTCATTTGGTGAATATGAATCTCTTAAATTGGTTATTTTTGTAATATATTTAGGATTCGGGTTAAACGTACCTCCAATAACACTTTTCGGTACGATCGCACCGGTAACATACTCAACACCACCACTATGCCAAACATCATAAACGGTTTTTAACGAAGTGCTTCCAGTGTATGCTAGTGAGCATGTGTATATGCCAGTAGAAATATATCCACCTGTTGCGTTTAAATCCCCAGCTGCTGCTACGTCTCCACCAACGCTAAGATTTAATTTTGAACCAGATGCTGTTGAGTCATTAGAAGAGCCTGAATATAAACTCACCAATATAGTTCCAGTATCAACGCCGGGAATGTTTTTTAATTGTCCTCTAATAATGTTATAGAGATACAAAGTGTTTAAATTATCTGCTGCTGGTGCCAATGAGCTACTGTAATAAAAATTTCCTCGATCATCTTTTTCTGAGGAGTCCCACCTAGCTTCTATGACTGGTTGCTTATAAAAGAATTCAGTACCTCGACCAAAAAATCTTTTAGTATAATATGAGCTAGTATTACTTAATACAATATCTTCATGACTAGGAGACATTCTCACTAAAAGTCCATAATTTGATTTATTTCCAAGTACGTTGCCAGAAGAGTTGATCCATTGTTCAACCAATGTAGTTACATCCAATTCTATATTTTCCAAACCAGAATCAAAGCTTGCCGAAAAAGAAGAAGACGTGTCACTATAAAAGTCCCCACCAGTGGTTGTCCACGAAGTGTCGGCAGAGGCTTTAGCCCAACTAGCTTCATCTATATCTAGATAATCCTCCATATCCATGCCGGTACCCTCTTCCCACGAGGTGCTTACAGCAGATAATGTCAACGTGTAGTTGCTTGGTGTAGTTTCGCTGTGTCTGGCGTTATACAATTTTAAGAAAAAATTAACACTTCCGGAGACAGGAATGTTGGTGTCGCTTCTATCACTAGAAATCACATCAGTAGGAAACTTAATTAAAATTCGCGCATATTCTGTACTAGCTGAACCTTCTTGTGCAAAAATAGAAAAAACTTCTAATATATCAGAAGCTCCCATATTAGAGCCCGTGGCTCTCTGAGTTAAATTGCTTTTATACGCATTTGTAATTGTTGTATCAGCACTAGCGCTATAACGTATTATTGCCATTATTGCACAACCCCTTGTATGTCCGATGAACCAAATCTAATTTCAAAAATAGAATCATCTGGAATGGCAATGTACCTCCCAGAAGCATCAGTGTTCTCCTTAATATTAAATGGTATATCAGAGTACGTGACGCCAACTTTATGACTTACTCTAACATCCATGGTGTCTTCTACTCCTGTTGTCGCATTTAATATTTGATATATTTTAGCTATAGAAAACGGTTCCCCAAGTTCAAACGTAAACCTATATTGAGTTCTAAGACTTCTTAAACAATTTATTAATACTTCTTCTTTTGTATGCTCTAAAGAACCTTGCACGTAAAAATCAACTCCAATATTGATTATATTGGCATCTAATATATCAATTGTATCATTTATCATTTTATAATTATTTAACCACATTTTTAAATTTTCTTTTATAACATTATTAGTTGCAACTAAATTTCCTGCGCTTCCCTCAGACACAACATATAGATTCAAGTTTCTTTTAAAAGAATCATGATCTTGTTTAATGCTACAGCGCTTAATAGCGCCAAATTGTGGTGGCATCATGTATACTATGGTTTGGTAATCTTGTTTTGTTACAGCTCTATTTTGTACAGCATATGTGTCTATCACTCTACGCCGAACCTCTTCTGAAGACGGGTATGTGACGTCACCAACTATTGGTTCATCGTTCGTTACTTCAATGTTGTTTCTAACAATTGTGGTGTTTGAACCTTCAACTGCGGCACGTGGAAATTTTAAAAAAACTCGATCAACATTTGTAATTGCGCCCACGCCAGCATTAACAGAATCGCTTGTATTGAGTCTATATGTTATCGTCAGTGTGGTGTTTGATGGAGCAATCCCAAATTTATCATTTTCCAACAATCGATTAGGATCAAATGATGCTTCTGTCACATAATTTCTAAAAGATCTGTTTAAAACAACATCGCTTGGATCAAACATGCTAGCATCAGTTATTTCATTATCAGAGCCATATCCAAATTGAAGAAAGGTTTTGAACCCCTCTTGCTCAACAACAAACCTTCTAGCAACCGCTCTTGGCTTAAGCAACACCTCTGGTTCGCTAGAGCTTTGTTTAGCCAGGTTTAAAGTAGGGACATAAATAATATTTTGAGATAAATGCTCCACTTCGTGGTATTCGTGCCCTTCTTGATCGATGACAGATAATATTTCAGCAATATTATGAGAAGCTATTGTTGCTCTAAAAAATCTCTGGTAGTTTCCGACGCTCACAGTAGTCGCGAGTACTTTACCAGAAACAACTTGTCCGTATGCCCGAATAGCATAAGTCGTGGGTTTTCCAGTTTTATTATCAACAGTGGCGACAACAACCTCATTGCTTGGATTTAAAAAATTCACATCCTCATTTAGTAAAAAAGCCGCACCAGTAGAACTTGAGAAAGAAGTGCCTCGCTTCATAGTAGGAACATAATCCACATTTACACCTATGCCATTCGAATTGGCTGGGACTACAACATAAATTGTTGCCGTACCATAAGAAGATGGACGTCCTTTAAATTTATAGCCAAGCTGTCTACCCAACCTAATAACGTTATTGAATTCAACAGCGGAATCAATAAAAGATTCATTGACTTGATAGTCTAAATAAAAAGAAAGCATATCCCCTATATATGCAACACTATCCAGCATTAAAGAACCAAAAGAGGCTTCATTAAAGTCTTTATAAGTGTCTGGGTAGTATCTTTGTGCGTGAGAAATTAATTCCTTTTTAATCGATGCAAAATCTCTGCTTGTATATTTTATTGGCACATTTTTAATTTGCCGGCTTTTTCTAGGTGACATATGTTTATTTCCTCACTTAATCATTAAAATAAATAGATTTAAGCCTAGAAAGGAGCCACACTTAAATCTAAAACATCTACATATCCTGCTGCGCGCACTCTATAGTGTACAGACACTTTTATAAAATTTGTTTTCGAAGCGCCCGCCTCGGTGACTTCATCCGTTATTATTACATCAATTAGATCTACAAACGGCATGTGTTTACTAATTTGAGACTTTATCATACCTTGAATCTCTCCTTTAGCTTGGTTGGTGTTCTGCTCGAAAAGCCATCTTTTTAAGCCCACTCCAAAACTTGGCATCATGACTCTTTCACCTGGACAAGTTAAAATGAGCAGCTTTAAGTTTTGTTTCACATTCTCATTCAATCCTTTAGTTAAAGAGTGAGTCCCGTCGCCAGAATCGGGTGCCAAAGGTAATTTTGGTGCTATACCAGGCATAATTAGTTGTTCCCCCATATGTCATCTTCTAGTTTTGGATCTTTTGGTCTAGGAATAAAAGAGAAAGCCTTATCTTTAAAAGTACCTGCCGCTCCACCTTTTGCCTCATAATCAACATCAGAATATTGATAATTCCCAGAATTTAATATCCCATTATAGATTGCTTTTAAACTAGTTTCTGAGTCTTCCATCAAGTTATAAAAAGATTTATTAACATTGGCTGTAAAGCTCATCATAGTATAAATAGTTATTAGTGAAATCATTGATCTAGCTTTTTTCTCAAAAAGATGTTTATACTCTTTTCTTTTTATTAATCGAGACATTAAGACATCATATGGGTACGATTCTGGATTAAGAAAATCTTCACCATTTAAGTTAACATATTTCAAATAAGCAGGATTTTTCGACGCTTGCGATATAACAGCATTCATAACACCCTGCATACCAAGAATTTGATCAAGAACATCTTTTGCTGCACCGAGAGGATCGTCTTCACCTTCTTCATCAGATTGTGTTTCTGGAAATTCAGGCACAGCATATGGTGCATTTGTAACCTCTATCTCTTCCTCTATTAGGGGCACTGAAAATGTCATACCGGTGGCAGCCTCGACAGAGGGAGAATCAGGTGTGAGAAATTTATCACCCATTACAAAAGCGTTCTCTTTTAAAGCGTTTTTAATATTATCTTTTGAAAATGATTTTAAAATTTGTTTAAAACTGGTGGTGTCGTCGCCTTTGCCGGTACCGCCGAGCTGTACCTCGTTTAAGTGTGGGGCGCCTTGTACAACATCATAAGCCCTGGGTGCAATATAAGATAGCCTTAACCCATACTTCAAGCTCTTATAAAAGTTTTGATATGAAAGAGATTTCTGAGTTGCTTCAAAATCTAATGGACCAATTGGAATTAAATCATATTTTCCAAGAACCGTGTTACCAACATATTCCCCAGGAGGAATTTGTGATAGCCCATGCGCTGTTTTCACCATTTCAAAAAATCTTTTTCTATTTTCTTTAGACCCACCTTCAATTGAAACAAAAAATTGATTTCTCACTTTTGCATGCCAGCCTCCATTATATCCTGAAAATGACGTTGACTTCTCTGAATCATATCCATTAATGTTTTTTTTCATCCACCAGGGATCAAACACTCCTGCTAGCGAAGTGTCTGGTGCGACATCGAGTGCTGGGCGTATTCTATACATAAAACTAGCCATATTCCCACCAGACTTCGGAGGCGAATGAGTTGATACCCACTTCCAAAAACGGTTTCCAGTGCCAGTGGCAGCAGGAGATATCAAAAGTTGTCCATTGGCAGCTTGCCCAGAAAAACCCAGAGAAGAGCCAAGTTGAAATAATACATTTAACATCTGCTGGAAGTGGTACGGCACAGTGTCATCACCAAACAGCGGCTGTTTATTAGAGCCACTCTTTGGTTTTATAATAAACCCCATAGTGCCTTTTGGCATTGCCTCAAATGAACCAAAACCATCGTTAGCCAGCCACATATCTGGATCGGTGATGTTGTTTAAAAAGTTTATCATATTTCCTACGCTGTCTTGTTCTGACGAAGTAGTAACCCATGATTTAATATTCTTTTTAAAAAGGTTTATGTTGTTCACTCCATAAAGCATTGTTAATTGATGTTTCTCCAGGGGGACATGATCCCAGAAGTCACCTGGTACTGCTGCAGGATTTGTCCAATACTGCACTATATCAGCCATAGTATCAATTGGTAGCACTTCACCGCCAAAGGAAATGTTGTTGCCACCGTCTGCGCCTTGTCCTTGTGTTAGTCGATGAAAGGTGGGCAGAAAATCTTCACCAAACATTGCTTTTATTTCATCATCCGTTTTTGGTACTGCGCGCACATATTTTTCAAAAATTAAAGTTCCATTGCCATGATCATCAGCATCAAAGACTGTTCTAGTCGGGTAGTTGCCCCAGAGATCAAGCGGGTATTTCCCCCACACATCTAAAACTCCCCATTTCAGATCAGTTTTGCCGGTATGATCTTCTAATATTACCCTTAAAAGACTATCAGTAAAATCAATTTTATCAGCAAAAGCAGAATATACATTTTTCAACATTGGTGCTAATCTATCTCTTTCCTCTTTTATCATTTCCAACATGGGAGTTCGATTGGTTGGAAATGTCTCGCCAGATAACATTCTTTCTTTAATGATCTTATCAGCATCAGCACTCATAAGTTCATATGTTGCCCCCCCTAGTCGTAATTTAATATTATTATGCACCACCTCATCAAATGATTTATTTAAGGCATCATCAAAAGAAAATTCTGTTAAAACAAACATTGCCTGTATGGTTGCCTCTATTAAAGCCAACTGTACAACTGCGCGCACAACACCTTCTCTATTAGCCAAGTTAAAAGACTGATAAGGATCTTCACTATCTAATTGTTTCTTTCTCTTATAAACCATATCTTTTATTTCAGTCAAATCAAACAATTCTGCAGAATTATTAGAGTCGCTTTCCGTCGCCATCATAGCGCCGATACCGCCTTCATCATCTATGGCGGCACCATCTGGATTATCATTTGTTTTAAAATCTAATTTAACTAACACCCCTGGACTAAACAGTTTTGATTTAGAAACAATTTTAGCAACTTTCTTTACTATCATAACATGTAATCTGTGATTCAAATCAAAAGGCAATAAAGATTGTAATTGTGTCACAAAACTACTATTTGGTTTGATCTTCTGCATTAATGACTCTGCAATTGCTTCTCTAAATTCTAGATTTTGATTTATTGCCATATTTTCTTCAGTATCATTCATCCCAGCATATCTAAAAAACTCTCTTCGATTTCCTGCAGAGATGCTGCCATGCTTGCCCGCAGCTGGTCTATATAAAGAATAAGGATAATCAAATCCTTCATTGGGAATTTTTATGTTTACTGCAGGACTACTCCCCCAAAAATCATAATTCATAATATCGATATTCTCATCATAATACGTCACCGGTAATTTTTGAATATTTGCACGAATGCGCTCTAATATTGGATTAGTCCACGTAGAAGGATCTGCGGCAACCGATATATTTGTGTTGACTGTCAAAAGTGTCATTATTTCAGCTAGAGTTGCACTAAAAAACATTCTGGGACTGTCATAAATACCATCAATTATTTGTGATGCAGAAAAATCCATAGCAGGGCTAGTCATTGCTATTTGTGCTGCAGTTTTTGATAATTGCTTACTTAATTTTCCACTTTGCAGCTGCCTCTGGCTTGCTAAAACCGATGCCAAGGCTTTTAATCTTTGTTTTCTTCTCTGTCTTTTCTTTTCTACTTGATCTGCTATTATGTTTGAATCTGCCTTGGTGCTAAGCATCTTGTTCATTAAATCTTCTTCTGGGTGCGGAGCGCAAAGATCTAAATCAACAATATGCCCTAAATCTTTTATCCAACCTTCACCAGAAAGCATTCGCGCATTTCGTTTAACTTTTTCAATGTTTACCACTTTACCAAATTCAGAAAATATATCAATCATAACATTAGTTGGATTCTTACCTTTTTTTCTGTTGCTACCCTTTGATACTGTTTCTGCAAAAGATAACCCCGCTGAGCCAGCTGCCGTTCTCATTTTTCTAGTAATGGCAACAGAATTAATGGCATCTTTCGTTTTTTTAGTCGGGCGCCCTTCTAATAGTTCAATCATTTCTTTGCTGGATATATTATTCGAAATTTCATCAAAGATACCAGTAACCCCATTCATATCAAGACTTATATCACCACTAGCAAATTTCTTTACAGTCTTATTCACAAAAGCTTTAGCATCGTCTAATAGATCCGAACTCTCCAACAGCTCATTGATGTTTTGAGTGCCATAATCCATGCCGGCTTTCACAGTATCTTCCAACTCGCTCAGAGCGTCTGTACCAAAAGTAATAATTTTATCAATTGCTGCAGCCACCTCATCTAATACTATTTTTACTATTCCAATTATAATTTCATCAATTATCATTTCTACAATTTTTTCAACTGCTTTAGAGATCATAGCCATATAATCAACTACCGGCAATAAATCATCTAAACGTGGTAACGTAAGTGCGTCAATGCTTGGCAAATCTTTCCAATTTGGTGGAAACGACTCCCCAAACGAATCAGATAATTGATTTAAATCTAAATTATTAACATAATCTCCCAATCCAAGATCTGGAAGCCCCATACTACCAAGTGTGTCAGAAACAGTTTGAAGTAAATCTTTGGCATAATCTTCTGCTACGTCTACATGGCTTTCTATCAATTCAAGTAGCTGTTCTGTGGGAAGATGCTTATCAGGCAAGTTTAACAACAGTGTTTGTAACTCATTGGTTGACAAATCACTTAGTAAGTCTTGTACCGGCAACGCCTCCATTAAACTATCAAGCGGAAGCGAAGAAGCTAATTCTGTAAGCGAATTCGCGTCTGCCTCTTTCAAACCTTGCAAGACTTGAACCCCAGCAGAACTTAAAAACTTTCCTATATCAGCGTCATCTATCACTCTATCTAAAGTGGGATTTAAATCATTTGATACTTTTTTGAATTTATCAAAAAACCAATCATTTCTCATTTTAGATGTAAAAGTCGGTGCAATTGCGACATTACCACCTTCAGCAGGCTTACCCTCCAAGAGCACACTATAATCTATTTTACCAAAAGCATTTTTGCCAAAAATATTTTCTGGAGATATATCAATTGAAAACTGCTCTACAATTCTAGAAAAATTCCACTGAGTTGCTCCACCCAACAAACTTTCATATGGGGCAGGACTACAAGAAATATTAAATATTTTACGTATAAACTTGTTACCAGTTGCAAATTCAGTAGCTTTTCCTGTTGTTGTGGAAATTTTATTTTTTGTATCTTCCCAAAAGTTTACATATTGATCATATAGCGTATCTAAAGTATCAGTCAATTGATTTATATTTGCCATTTCATTTGGCATGAAAGACATAAAATCATCTTTAATTAATTGCGGCAAATCATAATAGTTTATGTTCTTAACAAGCTTTTTAACCAACCCCACATCATCAATAGGAGCTTGGCACAGTATCATTTCAATTACATCATCGGGAAGCCCATATTTATCTATCATATCAGAAATAAAATCTGTTGGTATTTGTATGTTACCAAATATTTTTTTCAGAATATATGGGGACGCCTGAGAAATCATCCCCACCAAAAATTCGTCTGGCACTCTACCTTTCTTTATAAAATCAACAATATTATCTATAGGAAGGGTATCTATCTGTAATTCAAGAAGAATTTTATTCAATATGTCTGCCGGCAGTCTATTAATAATCAAACTCATTAATTCTTTACCAGAAAACGCCTGTAAGCCGCCAGCTAATAAAGCATCAACACTATCTGGTATACCCAATTCTTCTGTTATAGAATCAATACCTATACTCATTAGAGTATCAATTCCAATCTTATTCAACACCACATCATAAAGCTTTTCGAAAGAAAGTCCATCTATTTGATCAGTTATTGTTCTTATTTGATCTAAAACTTCATCGCCAACAAATTCATTAACACTTTCTCTTGCGCCAGATATTTTCTCTTTAAACTCGTTTGTTATAGCCTTCGACTCGCGCTGTAGCTCTCGTGAAGTCTTCACTAGCCTATTATTAAATTCACCTTCTATAGATTTAACTTCATCTAAAAATCCTTTTTTCTGATCTGAAGGCTTGATCTCTGGTATCGGATATGTAAAGAATGAAACAAACTGAGTCCACGGCATATCTCTAGAGCGCGTCCCCAAAAGTTCTAATATTTTCCAAGAATAAAATACAAAAGCATTAGTCCGAGGTCTATTGAAGGGATCAGAATCTTTAAATGCGTCAAATCCAACTCTTAACGGTTGTCCTCCAAATCCACGATCTACAACAATGTGTGTATAGTTAAACTCACCGTCAAATCCAAGTTCGACTATTCTATCAGATTCTGTTGCTGCTGAAATCTGTTCACTGGTAGTTGTAGATTGAGTTTCTGCCTCTTCAGTTGCTTCTGCATTGGTTGCTTCTGCATTGGCTGCTTCATCACCTGTTGCGTCAGCAGTTGGCGAATCAGGTGGAGTTGCTTGTTGTGCCGCAGCTTCAGCCGTAAAATCAGAAACTCCACTTGTTTTTGACGGCTCGCCTAGTTTAGCATAACTGTTTTTCACCAAAAATTCATTAAAACCATTAATATATTTTTCCACTCTAGAAGATTCTTCTACTAAATCTAAACCCTCTATATTCACACCAGAATCGTTAATTGCTTCACCATACATTTTTATTTTATCGGCTGCCAAAGTAAGCATTTCTGCCATATCATTTGCTTTAAAAACAACACTTTTCTTAAAAAGTCCATCAAAAGCAAACCCTTCTCCCTTTTTTGGCATTATTTGTAAATGTTGTCCAGGCACTTTAACTAATATTAATAATTTACCTTCAGGTGCTGGACGTTCCTCTAAGTGCCAATCGGTTGCCGCCGAATGTTCCATTAGTTTTTCAACTATTTTGTTTATATCTAATTCACCTATGGTTAAAGATTCTTGCAGCAAATCTGTAACTGCTTCTGGAGGTGGTGGTGGTGGTGGAGGGAGTATTTCACCAGTTTGGCTGTGGACGCACATAGGATCTGGGATCCCTTCTTCAACAATTTTAGTATAACCAGCTGGGCATTGCAACGTTTCAGCTGCAGCTGCTTTTGCTTCTGCTGCTTTTTCTCCTGGTGTTAGATCACCTTCACTTTCGTCTCCTACAGCTGGACCGGATCCGGAACCACCAGCTGGCGCCCCAGGGGGACCGATCCAATCACCTTGAACTCCTGTATTCACGCCATCAGTTGACTTATTGAAATCAGATTCTTTATATTCTCCAACGTCGGTATGGCTTGGCATCATTTTTAGCATTGCTTCTAAATGATTAAATTGTTCTTTATTTTTTGTCGCCACTCCTCCATGTTCACCAACCCCGTAATTCAATCGATTAATTGCATGCACATTAAGAGTGCGCTGCCACTTTTTAACTTTAGCACCTCGCTTGCCTCTTTTCAATATTATTTTTGTTGGTGGGTCACCCCCGCCTGAAGCATTACTTCTTCTGCGCCGCCCAGAACCTCCAGAGCCACTTGAAGCTGGAGACTCTGGCGGGCATTGTCCAAGAGGCGCTGTAGAACCATCAATACACTGAACTTGATCTTCTGGTATGGACATGCCGCCCTCTTGTGACATGCCGCCCACCTCGGCAGCTGCGATCTGTTCCTCTAATTGGTGGATTTCTCTTTTAGTGTCGTCATAGAGTTGATATAACTGTTTGTACTGTTCATGTTCAATAAATTGATCCATACTCTGAAGATTGCTCTTGAGGCTCGCTTTCTTCCTCTTTAATTCTGCCAATTCCGCCATTAGATTTGCAATTGACATTATGCCTCTCCTCCAGCTATAATTTGAGAAATTTTATCTTTTGTATCTTTCTGTTGTGAATCTAAATCACCATAGTTCACCACAGTAGACTCTATCTTCATTTGTTCCTCGCTAGAAGCTTCTAATAGATATGATGCCGAACCGGTTTGTTTATTATAATATTCTAATATTTTAGTTAGTCCAGTTTTTTTTGCCTCTGTAATTATAGCTCCAAAATCAGCCGTAGTTTTTCCAACTAAGTTGCTGTGCTCTGTGCGTACAACCACGTAATACTCATCGGCTTCGGAATCATAGAACGGTTCGGCTTCCTTTTGGGAAGGCCATTTTGCAAATTCTGTAGCTGATTTCGTATTCTTTTGTAAATCCACCAATTCGGGCGGTAGTGCTTCTTCAGCGGCTGCAGCTGCTTCACTCTCTGTAGAAGAGATTGCACCTGACACGTGGAGCGGTGTAAATGCGGTTTTAGTATATTCTTCATACTGCTGCAGTGTCACCTTTATATCATCAATCAACCTTTTAGTTGCTGCTTCTGTTTTTGGTCCATATATACCGTCTACTTTAATTAAACCAGCTTGGGCTGAATTTTGACTATCTTCTACAGCCTGACTCAAGGCTGAACGCATTGGACGCTTAGCTGTTGGGCTTGGTGATTTTTCAGATGCAAGCGCTTCTGCTTCTGCTTCTTCTTGATAGTAAGCAATCTGTTCCTCTAATTGTTTGATTTCAGCTTTAGTTGCCTTTAATTCCTGCCCCAATGATAAACGATAATCAACATCAGTCGTTTGATCATCATATCCTGACAAAATATGTTGAATTTCCCCTTTCTTTTGCTTTAATCCTGCCAATTCAGATTGTAAACTTTCTACTGACATTACGCTTCTCCTTTCCTAATATTTAGTTTGTATTATTAAATCTACTATTTATATACTCACTACCAGCAACCATATAAAAATTCTTCTTATACATAACCAAATTAGATTTAAAAGATGCAATCGACGATTTGACTTGAGTTAGTAAAGCAGGAATATTGGTTCCTCCAGACGTGGTTGCAGCGATGGATGGTTGAGTCATGGCAGTAACAACTGTTACAACAGGTCCACCGGCATTTCCACCGGTACCAGAACCAATAACATTATGAGTGTGGTTCATTACTGCAGTATTAAAACTGGTTTGATAAGTTAAAAATGCATCGACAATACCACTTAAAGCATCAACATGTTCTACCATCTTATTTAAAGCTTTGTTCAAGTTTTCACCTTTAACCATTGGTTGCAAATCTTCATCATTGTTGCCAGCTATTAAATCAATACCAAGCACGCTACTTACGTCGGCACCTTGAGAATTTTTTATATCTGTTCTTGTTATTAATTTAATTCCTTCACGAGCTATGAATCTCAAAGCATCTGCCTTTATTGCAATTCCAGATTTAGCTTTAGACTCCCCTATTTTGCCGGGAGTTAATCCAAAATTTGTATCAATATCAGTTTTTTGACTAATATATATTCTTGCAGCATCTTTTTGAAAGTGTGGATCCACATATATTGATTCGTTATTTACAGTAACTGCAACAGTGTCAGCACCTAATCTTCCTGTTACAATATCTATCGAAGCGCATTGAGTATCCCCTTTCCCACCATAACCACTTAGCCTAGAAGCTGGGCGATCTCTACCTAATACTATCGAGGCACCATTTTGATTAGCAATTACTTTTTCAGATGGAGTTTCTATAAAGCCAGGAATCGCTTCCATTAGCTTATCCCCAGCAACTCCCAAAGAACTAGCTCTATCTGATTTAGCAACCTGCAAAGCCTGTTCAACACCTGGAATGGAGCCAGCAGTGTTAATGGCTTGTTTTAAAAAATCCATAATATTAATTCCTTATCATTCGTATTCGGGAAAAGCCGCCAGCTCGGGCAGGAACCCTTCATCACTAGAACCACCACCAGATTCTTGTGGCGGATCAGCTGGTGGGGGAGAAGGTGTACCATCACCATCACTTGAAGACAGGCATTTACCACAAGATTCTGGACAACTCTGCGCGCAAGGATCACAACCATCACATGGAGGTCCATCACCAACAGCCGCTGTTTCTTCAGGGGCGGGAGGAATTCCATCTGTTACCGGGGCACCTGTGATTGCAACAGAATCAGCGCATGCGTTCAAAGGTCTATTGCCCCACCACGATTTAGCTGCAGCCGACATCTCTGGACCGGGAAGGGGGCAAGTCCTATAACCACCTGGGCTTCTTATGCCATTAATAACGTTTCCTCCACAAACTGCCATCATTAAAGCTGCCATTTTATAAGCATCGTGACTAGAAAAACCTTTTGTTCTAGCGAAACAATAATACTCTGCTGCACATCCATCTGAATGTCTTGGCCAACGAGCATGTGCAACCACGCCTTGGTGATTTGGTTTTGTACAAGACGGGGTGCCCTTGCTGTTCTCGCCACTCCACCAATAACCATTTGTGCCTGTTGCTTGTGCTGAGTTTGGATAGGGGCCGCTTTTATAAAACCCTTCAGATTCATTAATTGCTGGAAATTTTGCTGGTATTTGTACAACATCCGTTGGGTTGGATATATACGATTGAATTAACTCCCACATTCTTCTCATTTGTATTTCTGCTGGCATGCAAAAGTGCCCATGCCATGCTGCAGCTTTTTTGGAAGTTTTAAGTCCTTTTACTGGATCTGCATGCGGACCAATAACAACAACGCCAATTGCTGCTTGTTTCTGAGCAGCTTGAGAATAGTTTCCATCAACATAACCAAAACAAGGAACAACCATCTCACAACCAATACTACAGGCATTCGACCAATTAGCGTGTGGCGCCTTTATCTCCGGTGGTTGTGTCTGCAAAACATCACCATTTCTGGCTAGCCAAAACATAACGTTACAATAAGAACTCGGCTTTCTATTCTGATTTACAATACTATTATAACCAGGACAAGTCTTTCTAATCCCACTAGCAGTTTCATGAATGACAAACATTGTCACTTTGCGCCTTTTACTTGCTTTACTAAAGGTTCTGGATGATTTGCTCCAACGGTGTCCATCACAAATATGACTAGTATTCACTATTTTCCCTCCAAAACCAGCCCTAGAAGCCTGGAAAGCAGTGCCACCGGTTGCACCAGTCCATGGTGTCGTTGCGCCTCCTCCTGCGGCGCCTGGGAGCGCGCCTGGACCACCCATAACACCACAGGCAACTGGTGAAGATGGAGAGGGTAGAGCGGGAACAGGAGGGGTTGGAGACGCTGCGTCGCCTGGAGTTGTTGCATCTGCATTAGCCGAGGAAGCGTTACTAGAGCCACCTTCGGGGGCTTGAGGTAATTGATCTGGATCTATTTTATTTTCTAAAGACTCTATTTCTGTGTCGATTATCTGCATATATACTTGTTTGGCTTCTTCCGCTAGTGCCCAAAAAGGTGCAATATCCGGATGTTCTTGCGGTGTTACATATTGAGCATTCTCGGCAGGATCGAAAGCGGCAGCCTTGCTGGCATATGTTGCCCGAGCTTCGTCATATTTAAATAGCGCCGCTTTAAACTCCTCAGAAAGCCCCGCTTCAGTTATTTTTGTTTCTAAATTTACTGACTCTGTGGAGATTTGAGCAGCTAGTTCTGTGCTCTGTTGTGTTCTCAATTCTATGATTTTTGTAAGCTCTTCCACATAAGGTTGGAGCGCTGCTGTCTGAGTATCATTCAAAGAAGGATTAGAAGCCATGGCTAGAGATTCTTTTGCCTGCTCTTGTTTGAGTTGTGTTGCTTGCAATTGTAAATTTAAATCATCTAATTTATTTTTGATTACTTTGATTTCATTAAATATGCTTACAGATGGAGAACCCTTTGGATCGCCTGGTTGTGAGCCCGCAGCCTGGAGCGCATGCAAATCTTTATATAGTTCAGCAATCTTTGCTTTTAAGTCTTCTCTTTCAATCGCATCGTACAGGACGGACAGCTCCTCTACCTTAGCCTCTGCTGCTTTTATCTGAGAGAGGAGATCTGCTTGCTTTGCAATAGATGTTCCTCCTCCTGGTGGGGGAGGTGTCGGGTTTGTTACATTTGGAGCAGGTTGGGCTGTTCCAGAAGCGGGCGGGCACTGCCCCATAAGAGCAGTACTTCCATCTTCACATTGCTGCTCCGCAGCGACACCAGACATTGCCAAAGCATCACCTTCACTATTTCCTGCATTTCTAACAACATCCCACCGTTCAGGTCTTTTTTTAAGATTGTGATAAGACCACCAAGACACCGAATTGTTTGGTATTGGACACATATTAAACTCTTCTTTCATCCTTTGAGGTGGCTTCGAAGTGGTTTCAGAACCGGCTGTTGGTGTACCAGCAACATATGTCCCTCCACCCCCACCAGGGTAATCATTATAAGATCTACCATAAGCTCCTAAAATAGGCATTACAGTTTCCGCACCAAATATATCACCATATGCTTGCACGTTTTTTGTCCAATAATCTGCGCGGGTGCGAGGGTTGGCTTGCGCCACGTGCCCTTTACCCCCATATAATTGTGGAAAACACATATCCACACCTTTAAAACCTGAATACCATGTAACTCTTTTATTTGGATTTTGTTGTAACAGATATGGCGGATCGTATACGGCGCCATAACTTGTAAACCCAGTTACCAATCCATTCTTTTGAGCTTCTGCTATAAAAAGCTGCCCACACGTTAAAGCTGCTGCATAGCCATCTTGTGGAGACATTTTTTCATAAGCTGCTTCTGGATCTGCAACAATGCCACTAGCGCCTGCTTGTAAAGCTAAAGTTACCATGGTATTAACAAATTCCTCTTCTTTACCGGGCATTGGCCAACCCCAATGATAAACATATATCCCCTTTGCTAAAAAGACCTCTGCATATTTCTTCAATTTTTCCACAGGTGATATTTTTGAAGGAGTTGCTCCTTCTTTTTGAATAATACTAGATACTAAAATATAATTTATGCCCGCTGCAGCACACTGAGCAGCTTTTGTTTCCACATTGCCACCATGAAACATCCACATTCCTTTTCCTATTGGCTTAACTCCGCGCACGCTATTCGGATCAATAGGATCGCGGCGTGGAGGCAATTCAAGCCCCGCATGCGTAAGAGGATAGTTTAACCCACCAGGACCAGTATTTGGCAGAGAACTACCTGGGGCTCCCGATGTCCCTGGTGTGCCCGCTCCGCAAGTGCCAAAAGCACCCGCTGCATTCACACCAGCTGCCTTGGGAAGGTAATCACCAGTAGGCTCTATATAAATACCAGTGGTAAAATCACCCATGCGTTGGAAATTAACCCAAACTAAATCATATATTGCTGGTTCTGGAATCGATTCATTTTTGGCTGTATATGTCGGAAGAGATTCAATTATGTTAATCGCTTCTGGACTTGGATTGTCCAAGTCTCCAGGTGGACACCCCCAATAGTTTAATTCTGGAATGTAAGCCTTAATTTCAACTAATTTAGGGGGCTTGGTATCGGGGGGATCGAGCATAGAAACTAATCTAGATGCTAATTGTAGAGGTTCTTTTTTGTCATCTGTTTTCTTTGATTTTATTGCAACAACAATCGCCAAAAATGGACCTTGTACGGCAGAAGGTGCATCACCAGAATTAGAACTTCTCATAACATCACTTAATGCAGCCATGTTGCTGTGTCTTTGAGGATCGTGAGTTGCTGCAAATGGTGACTGTTTTTGAATAGAGGGGTTTAAAGCACCGGGTGGATATTGAGCGCAGATATCCCCACTATTTGCTATTTGATCAATTGCTTGTTCTACAGAGGTCCCCGCTGCCGGTGGGGTTTGTTGCTCTCCAGCCACGTTTAGCCAGCCCCTTGTAGTATATCAAATAGCTCATTTTTGTCTTTTTCAGATAAAGACTCAGAACCAGAACCAATGTTTTTCTGCATCATTGACGTTAGTTTAACTAATTGTTCATTTGATCTTTGTAGGGTTTCTAAGTATTTGGCGGCAATTAATCCCAAATCTTTATGAGACTCATAAGTAGAGGTTGGCGCTTGAAGTTCTGACATCACATCAGAAAGTAGTGTCGTTGTCCTATCTCTATCATCTCTTATATTGTTTATTGCCTCATTAATATAATTTTCTAATTTTGTTCTCCGTTGTCCCATTTAATTTTAAAGTCCTTATATTTAGATCTTAGCTTTTGCAGGTTATTAACAACTTGCTTTGTGTTCAAGCCTGTTATTTCCCTCAAATATAGATAAATAGCTTTTTTATTAAAAATCTCTATTTCATCGCTACTTTCAAATAAGATCTTTACTGCTTGCATAACTTTACGTTCATTCTCCTTTAAATGTTCAGAATCCCATTCAGAAAATTCTTTCCAAAACTTTTGCCAAAATTCAAAATCAGCTCTGGCTTTTAGATAAGGGTTATATGTAACTAAATTCGCATTCTCAACCAGTGCGGCGTTGTTGCTGTATGTTGAACGATATTCTTCATAATCAACTTCCCTTCTATTTCTAGTGGCATTGAGCTTAACCTTGTGAATAAACCAATTTTTTGTAATTACACTAAAATATGAAAAAGCTTTTGAACCTTTATTGGGATCATATTTATCTAATATTGTGGTTAACCACACTTTGCAATCTTCTTTTAAATAATCTATATTAGGCAAGCTAGTGAACTTATAGGTGTACACTATTTTATCAACCAATTCATCAAACGCAGGACCAATTAAAGCAATATATAATTCAGATCTTCTCTTTTTGTCTTCTGTGTTGGCATATTCTACAATTGCTTTTTCATGAACAGAGGTAAAATAATAATTAGACTTCTTTTTCCGCATCCATACGCTCCTCCTCTTCTATATCAGAAAGCAAAATCGGCGCCTCAAAATCATAAGATTTTCTAAATGATTCAATCTCATCTGCTACATGTTTTGAATACTCCAATAATTGTGCTATCATCTCATCTCCATAATACATTTCTAGTTCATGAAGATCTTCTACATATTTTGTATACCTTTCCAACATTTCGCTCACGTCTTCAATGTTTTCAGATACAAATATAAGTCTCTTCAAGCTTTGATAGAACGCATACCCAAGCAAGACATTAACTAATAATGATAGTACTAGCCAGATCCACATCATTGAGTGTACTCCTTTTCTTTAAGCCTTTTTTTAGCCTCTTCCACCTCTCGTTTAGTTTCTTTTATGTAGGAATCAACTAATTCACCAGCTCTTTTTTTCGAAGGAGCTTTAAAAGGGATCCCCATCATTGAAGGTATTCTAACTAAAGAACCAACAGTTTCACATATCGTGCAATCAGTTAGTTTATCGTGTATAGAGTGTTTCTCTTTAAATTCTGTTTTGCATGTATCACAGTGATATACATAAATCGGCATATATTATTCCGATTGGGTGTCAACAGTGTCAAAATCAAATGATTGCTGTTGCAAATTCTCTTCAAACTCATCATTAAACTTAACCAATGGCGGGTTCATAACTACCAGCCCCTGATCCGAGGTTCTAAATCTGAACTCTTTTAAAACAGGAACAATATCACTTTGCTCCATTAAGCTTTTCTGCAGAGCCATCATAACAGCCCCCACAGCCTGATCTGACATGTTTACTTCTCTATCGCTCATTAATTTCTCCTTCTTTGCTAATGGCTCTACCTTCAAGCGCTTCCCAATCTCTTTCTGGGCGTACTTCCAAGTTTTTATTCCACGCAGCTTTTAATACCGCCGGATTTATATTTAGATTCTCTGCATATTTTATCATCGCATTTAAATCCTTTGGAAAGCACGAACCACCAAAACCAAACTTACCATCTGGACCTGGAACAGAAAAATGGGATCTACCTAAACGCTTGTCATATAAACCATATTCTACTATCTTATCATAGTCTACATTAATTTTTTCACATATTTGTTTGATTTCATTAGAAAAACTAACTTTGGTTGCAAGAAAACAATTGGTAAAATATTTCACCATCTCAGCTGTATTTGAACCAGTTTTCACCAATGTCGTTTCTGGAAATGCTTTTCTATAAAGATTTTTTACTTTTGTTGATGCTGGTCTAGGTCCACCAATTATAATTCTTGTTTGATTTTTAAAATCTTCAACAAAATTTGCTTCAGTTAAAAATTCAGGATTAAAAATAACTTTCAAATTATTGCACTCTTGGTTAAACTTTTCAGTTGTCCCAGGAGGGACTGTAGATTTAATCACTGCAATATTGTCGTTATTATAACTATCCAACTTCATTATTGTGTCTGTTACAATAGATAAATCACATACACCATTTCGCTTCATCGGTGTTGGAAGGCATATAAAAATTATACCAGCTTGTTGACTTAGTTGTTGCAAAGATGTACATGTTGATGCGCGTGCTTTGAACTTGTCATACGTATCAACATGTACACCACGGACACCCTTAAACCCTTCGTACACAGCTGTGCCAACAAAACCCTGTCCAACTATACCAATATTAGTTTTTCTCATTTAAAATTCCCAAAACAACTTTTTAAAACATCTATCAACACCAGCTTCTGCACCGATTTCCGCCTTCCAACCTAAGTCTTGCAAAGGTAAAACATCTGCTAACGTTACCATGACATCGCCCTGTCTTTCTTCTATATACTCAAATGCAATATCGGTGAAGTATTTTTGAACAATATCCTTCACTTCATTTAAAGAAATATTGTCGCCAGTTCCAACATCAAAATGCGCTCCATTGAATTTATCGTCGCGCTCCATTGCAAATATGTTTGCACTGATAGCATCAGAAACGTGCAACATATCTCTTCGTTGTTCTCCGGTACCTGTAATAAAGGGAGTCTTGCCTTTTCGAATATATTTCATCCAATTCGCAATTGCAGTAGCATATGGACCATCTGCTTCCTGATCTTCCGAATAAACATTAAAATAACGCAAACTAACAGTATCAATTCCATAAAGCTCTGAATAAAGCTTGCACTCCATTTCACTAACTAGCTTTTGTAACCCATATGGGTTTGTTGGTCCATCTCCATCGCCAACAACTGATGAAGAACTAGAATATATTACACGCTTTGCGCCAACATGTTTTGCAAAATTAAGTATATTACTTGTACATAAAACATTATTTTCCATTGTTCGAACAGGGTTTTCCACACTATATGTTACCCTGGGAAAGCACGCTAAGTGAAAAATATATTCAGGCTTGAAATTAAAATAATGTGGGTGAAAATCTCCACGCATTGGTTCATTGTATTCGCGAAGATCTTTATTAATATCATGCCCCTCAAATAAATCAATTCCTTGCACTTCGTGTCCCAATTCTTGTAATGTTTCATACAAATGGGAACCAATGTATCCTCTATGTCCTGTTACTAAGCATCTAGCCATTTTTCTTCTCCTCCTTCAAAAAATTGTGGTGGCATATCCCAAAATTGTTTCGCGCTTTTAAGTCTGTTTTCTTGCAACACTACCTCATTGTTCAAAATATATTTCTCATAATCTATAATTGGGTATACATCTAAGTAAGTTTTTAGCGATGCATTGTAAAACTTTGTATCTCTGCCTCTCTCTATGAAATTCTTTAATGCTAAAGAATGTACATTTCTCATCTGATGATTGATTTTATAAAGCTTTTCATGAGGAATATCTGCTCGATATGATTTGTCAAAATGATTTGGATCACTTTCGCTACCTCTATCGCCAGTCCAACCCAAATCTGCTCCAACAATCACAACCTCACTAAAACCCATGTGGTATGTTAATTGTAAAGCTAGATTCATTGTCGTGCCGGTTTTATCTATCCGTTCGACAATATCTGTAGAAAAACATGTTTCTGATATTCTACCATCCATGGGCGGTTTCCTCTCACTCATAGAATCAAACCAATTAATATGCGGGTAATCATCATTTGAATCAATTGTGGGCTTAAACATTTTTGCAATAAAAGACGTCGTGTCTGATTCTTTCACAGCGTTACGAACAGAGCCTGTCCACGCCCTGCCCCACTCTGGGTGTCTAACATTAGTAGACGAAAACAAATAATACGTAGGCTTCCATTCTGGGTTTTTATCATATATAAGAGATATACGATTCATAGCAATTGTATTTTCATTCTTAAGAAGGTTTAAATTCGTATTCGCCAAGCTTGGTCCATTGGCAATAAGAAATACTCTTTCGCCTTTATGTAAGTCCTTATACTTATCAAATACAGCATTTTTCATGATATTATTTTTCCCTTGAAGAAACAAGAATTGTTCTTTTATAATTTAAATGACTTTCATCATTATAAAATGTATTGTTATTGAATCCTAATTCTTTCATTCTATTATTAACATATGTTTGTGTTGGAATTGAGTGAAGTTTATTATATTTATTAGATTTACTTTTATGTCCCCCAGAGACACAAAGATCATCTAACGAATCGTATGTTTTAAACTCTAAGATTAATAAATTTGAAAGTTTAGACATTTTTTGTAAACATTGTAGCACGTTTGGTATTCTATGTAATAATCCCAACCCTAAAATCATATCATAATTTTTGTTTTCTTTTAACTCATATAAATCCCCGACTTCAAATTGGACATTATCAAGCTTAAATATTTGTTTTATGAAATTCGCCCTTTCGATTCTCAATGGATCTGGATCTATTCCAACAACTTGCATATCATAATCCATTGCGCATTTTACAGAATAATAACCGTCGCTGCATCCAATGTCCAAAGCTTTTTTTCCTTTTAAATTTAACTTATCTATTATTGGATTTAATCTAGCCCATTTGTTGATATTGTACCCCGGACTATTAATATCGGTTTTTCTTGTTTTTATTAAACCTGGGAGATTATATTGATGATTCCAATCTTCCTTTTTGGATAAATCTGAGACTTTCTGTTGTATCCATTTATGATATTCCATTTATATATCTCTCCATAATTTTTATAGCAACATACTCATCTAGAAAACCACTTGTAACAGATGGCCATTTATCAACATTTTTAGAACTATATATTTTGCGCGGTGGTTCAATTCGGTTTTTTTTATCTCGCGGTTTCAAATGTTTCTGTTCCTCATAAACAACCGGTATGGGCAAATCAGGAAATAAAGCAGACAATGTTGCCACACGATGATTGCCACTGACTACATAAAAATTTTTTCCTGTGTGATTCTCTAAAAAATATCCAGTAATATGACCTTTTTTCCTATCTAAAAAAGCATCTGGCGTATACCCAAATTCTTTAATAGATAAGACAAGGTTTTTCATTTTATCTATTTGTGCATCAATAAATTTTTTATCTCGTCGCATAAAAGCAACATCCACAAACTCTGTGACGGGGCTTGTATGAATCCATGGAAGAAAAATAGATTTATAAGAATATCGCTTTAAATTTTCACCAACGTTGTAAATGTCATATAGTGTCTTTAAATTAAAAGATTTATAATGATCATGCAAAACAGTATTCTCTAATGTTTGATTAGATTTTAGCAATTGCAACGCCGTTAAGTAACAAGGATTATCACCAATAGCAAATGGCAATCTACTTAAATTACATATTTCTTCTTTAAAAATCTTCATAGTTTTCAATATAATCGCTACATATCCCAACACATTGTTGAATATCTTCCTTTTTATATTGTGCGACTTCCGGAAGCACACAAATTGAACCTTTTAATATTCTCTTCTTAGGAAAACCCCACATATATCCTTTAGATGTTAAAGTAACGTCATCTGTTTTGTGAAAAAAACAATGTATCTCTTGAGGTGGCCGAGGATTAATCAATTTCGCCAATGCTTCCGGATTTTTACAATGACACCACAGTTTATCGTTGTTTAAAAAAGAAATATTTATTTTATATTCAGGCTTGTCATGACCAAGATACAAGCAATTGTTTTTATACCAAACGTCTATCTCCACATTGTAGCCGGATTTCATAGCCTCTAAAATATAATCAGGAGAATTTTCTCTTTCTGGATTCTTGCCATTAACGTTGCCTCTGTGAGATATCAAAATCACTTATAGTTCTCCAAAAAAGATCTTAAATCTTCGGGAGTGCCAAGACCACACATCTTGTGCACATAAAATGGAATAAGAGTTTTGCCATCAGCTATTAACTCGTTATAAACTGGAGCTATATAAAACTCATTATTAACACGAATATCTTTTTCAATCATTTGTTCTGCATATTTTACAAAATCAGAACCATGGCGGTACCAATAAATCCCACATGTTGCAATATTGGATATTGGCTTTTTTTCGGCAACTTCTGTAATGAATCCTCTAGAGTTCGTTTTGACAAAAGACCATTTAGGGTGCACTGCATTAAAAGTAAATACCATTGCATCACAATTGGTTAAATTCTTCAATGATCTGAAGTTCTCTGACTCGTAATCAACATATTGATCTGAATTAGCAATAAGTAAATCATCATCATTATTTATATATTCTCTAGCTAACAATGCGGTACATGCTGCACCCTCAGTTAATTTGTCAACAACAAGATATTTAAAATTATTGTTTGTTATTTGTGAAAGTGTGCCCAACAAACCTTCATATTCTTCGACATGTTTTTTTCGAATCAAAAAAATATATTCACAATCAAAATCTAAGTTTTCTACAACCTTTTGAATCATGGGCTTTCCATTAACATCAATAAGCGGCTTTGGGAAGGTGTAACCTTCCTTGACAAACCTACTTCCTTCGCCAGCCATTGGAATCAATATTTTCATTTTAAAACCTCTTTAAACAATTCAATTGTCACTTCATCAGCATTTTTAACAGAAATTACATGGCATCCAGACTCTTTCGCTGCTTGTAAACCTTTGGGTGAATCTTCCACTATTATAGTGTTCTTGTTAGAAATATCAAGTTCTTTAAGTGTTTTTATATAACCCTCTGGATCTGGTTTAGGTTTTTCAACATCTTGATTGGTTAGTACCATGTCGAAATAATTCAAAATACCAGTTTTATCTAACATCATATATGCTGTTTCTCTAATGCTGTTTGTAAAACATGCGACTTTCAAATTTTTATCTTGAACCAACCATTCTAATAAATCAATTTTTTCTTGCCTAATTTTTGCATTGGATTCAATAATTTCTTTCGTTTTTTCTTGTTTTAAATCATAAACATCTATATGCTCATCTTCACTTAATATATTTATCTCTGTGAGTGCTGCTAGTTTAACTTTTGTTGGAAGCCCATTATATTTGTTATAGTGGTCTTCTAAAGAAATTTCATAATTGCACACCTCTTTTAAAGCTTCGTTTAGAGCAACTCGATGCCACTCACATGCATCAACCAAGACACCATCTAAATCGAATATAACTAATTCAACACTCATATTACACCAAATAATTTTTTAAATCTAGATTCTTTATATCCTTTTCGAAATACAGATATTTTATCACATTTTTAATGCGCGAGCTTCTTATATCCGGGGGATTGCTTATAAACTCGCCGCTCCAATTCTTTACCCAACCTTGCTTTGTGGGGTTAGATTTCCACGTTCCACTCCACTTTGTATAAAAATAGTTCCAAGAATATTCCTTATATATCCCACTTCGGGTTTTCCATATACTTTGATGCTCCGCGTCATCTGCTCTTCTTTTTAAAGTGTGATCACCAGCGAATCCAGGCTCTTCTATAAAATTCCTGTCGATAATGGTATCCAACTCTAACGCACTCTCATTGTTTAATTCTAAACCATGAAGCGTATCATTAATACATGATTTTTCCTTATTAAAAATAAGCGCCCTAATCCAGTAATCTGCTTCTTTATATTGCACACCAAAAAAGTTTTCATCCCACATGCCAATATTTTTAATAGCTTCAGGTGTATAGCTAACCAAATTGTCTCCATATTTTCCAACCACAAAATTAAACTTCTCATGCATCTTCATCAGATTGCTATACCAATTAGGGTGCACCGATGTATCGTTCTGTAATGTAACCACATACTCACAATCAGGCTTATTAAGACTTTTAAAACCGTTGATTAAAGCTTGGTTCCAGTTTTCTGCTAGATTTCCATTTGACCAATCGGGGCGCAAAACATTGTGTAGTACGTTAACCTTGTTTTCATATTCTGGCTTTAAATAAAACTCAGAATGATTGTTAATAATATTAACCTCTGTATTTGGAATACTTGAAAAATCCGAAGCAAAAAGCTTCTCCAACGTATCATTTAGTATGTCAGAGCGCTTATAAGTCACAATATAGATTTTCATTTTTTTCATATTATACAATCCCGGCAATTCTCAATTGCTCCATACAAGAATTCCAATTAGTAAAACGGAACCCTTTATCATCAATATATGCCACCGCTCTTGGCTTTTCGGCTGTAACCTTTGTTACAAGCTTATCCATATCATATTTCTTAAGCCATTCCCACACCAACTCTATACCAGTTTTACCATCTACCAAACCGCGATCAGGCTTTGCTTTACAGGTATACATGATAACATTGTATTTTTCAGACAACGCTTGCAAAGCCTCTCTAGAGCCAGGAACTGGTTCATCATAAATTGTTCCGTCATAGTACCCTTTTGAGCACTTATGAATCACACCGTCGAAGTCGATGCCGATTTGATAAGTTTCGTCATCATTAGAGTGAAGACGAGGGCTCGCGGGTTGTTCATTCGGAACGGTCTTTATCATTGGTGATTCGAACCCTGAAGCGTTCATTAATCGATGAAAAAGCATGATGGTCAGCACTTCAGAAGAATAATAATGTGTTGCACCTGTTGATACTTCTATGCTACCCCATTCATTGTTGACCGATTGAGATGTAATGTAACATGTATCACATCCGGTTGATGCTGCAAATATCAAGGCAGCATCAACATCGGGTGATGCTCCGGATGATGACACGCCGATGACTAACGGCATTTTATTCGAATTAGAAAGTCGAGGTCTGAGCCATTCTATCAGCCACTTTTGATAATCAAAATCGCCATGCCAGATAGAAACTGTATCAGTATCTGGAGCACATATTAATTTCTTGCCTCCAGTGAGCCTTGTAAGATCTGTAGCTATGTGTCGGCAAATCGACAAATTTCCGCCATGACATGCCAAGTATACTTCGCTGTGTCTTTCGAATAATTTTTCAATATCTTTCCACTCATCCGAGAGAATTGTTTTTTCATATAGATGTTCTACATTCATTGTTTGCTCTCTTTTCTCTTGTCGCTAATCTCTCCTAGACAACCCACAAGACCAAGCCCAATATCAATATACTCTGATGCTAACATTTTTTTAGGAATATCTTCGCCATATTTATACGGAGTAGTTTGATAATGTGAAGTAATCAGACTTTTATTTTTGCTTTGATTATATTTTATTTCCACATCTTTATTCATTATTTCAGATATAATTGTTAATATTCCTGATGTTCGAAACGATCGTTCGCCTGTAAGGATCATACAACGATTTTTATATTTAGAGCCTAAAGACTTTATAGTTAAGTCTGCTGCATCAGACGCATGAATATAATCGCGGCGTTCGCACCCTGTCCCTTGATATGTTATTTTACCATCAAGGGCTTGATCTAAAAATCTATAAACACTGTTGTTTTTATCTGCGCCTGGACCGTAAATTGTTCCATATCTTAATATTGTATAGTTAAGATTATAATACTTCTTATAGTCTTTTGTAAGAGACTCACAGACATTTTTTGTAGAGCGATAAACTCCTCCTAAACCAGACTCAGAATAAACACTACTAGCCAAGACAAATCTATTTACTTTAGCTTTTGCACACTCATCTAAAATAATTGTGTTACCCAAAATATTTGTTTCTACTGCTTTAACTGGATCATCAATACATGCTTCAATATCTGCAATTGCTGCATAATTAAAAACTATATGCGCGTCTTTTACGATACTTCTAACATCTTCCCTGTTAAGAACATTTCCTACTATTGAATACTTCTTTTTTAGATCTGGTGAAGGAGCTTGATCAAATGAGTAGACAACATATTTGTTTTCCCTTATCAGTCTTCGTACTGTATATCTTCCAAGAAAGCCGGCGCCGCCAAATACAACTACTTTTTTCATTATATAACCCTGTTAATCATATCTCTTGATTCAAGATAGTTGTTAACTGATTTTGCTGCGCCTACTTCCATTTCAAGCCTACTAATTTTTGAGCAACTCCCGAGATGAGGTGACATCAGAATATTATTAAGAGACAATAGATTTCCATCATAGGGTTCTTTTTCAAAAACGTCAATTGATGCAGATGCGTCACTATTTTTTGTTAGCCAATCGTACAAAGCAGCTTCATCAACTATGCCGGCGCGAGACGTGTTAATTATGCATGCATTTTTCTTGAGCAATGATAGCTCTTTTGTTCCGATGTAACCTATGTTAGCTTCATTTAGTGGGATGTGCAAAGAGACGATATCGCACTCCGCTAAAATTCTATTTTTAGATGACCACTCGTATGAGGGAAATATTGCTCTAGATGAATCAGTGTCTGTGTACAATATTCTTTTTGGCTGTAGCGACTCCAGCTTTCTTAAGACTGATGTTCCTATTCTTCCAACCCCTATAATACCAATAGTACAGCTTGACAATTCTCTTCCGATAATTCGGGACCACCTGCCAGCCTTCATTTCAGAATCAACAATCCATGTTTTTCTTAGTAATGATATTATTTGCCCTATTGTTAACTCTGCGACTGCATTAGTAGGAGCATCTGGTGTATACGTTACACATATTCCTCTCTTTTTACATTCATCTAAATCAACAGAATCTAGACCAATTCCTACTCTGGATATCATCCTAAGATTTGGGCATGCGTCTAAAATGCTGACGTCATATTTTTCAGTTCCGGCAACAATAATTTCAGGCCGTTTATTCTGAAGTACTTGCAAAAGCTCTTCTCGCGAGTATTTTCTTCCCGTTTCATTGTACGAGACTTTCATATTATTGTCTAGACACAGACGTTCCAACAATTCTCGGGGATCGCTATTTTTTGACCCATACGGAAATGTCGTAACAACAATGTTTGACAATTTTTTGTCATCAATATTTTCAAAATCAAGCATTTTGCATTTCTTTATATGATTCAATTAAGGCAGTTGTATCCATACCCACTGCAATTATACCATAGTCATCATATTTTTTAATCTCTTTTTTAACATCTTTCGGAATGTGAACTGCCATTTTTTTGATTGATACCATATTTTTTACCTTTTCTACCGCTTCTAGATACAAAGAGTTATTAAATTGTCCAGGTATACCAAGACTAGTAGACAAGTCATAAGGACCAATCATGTAAAAGTCAAAACCCTTAATGTCGCCAATGTTTTCAACACCCCTTCTAGTTTCAATTTGAGCAACTATTATGGGCGGTTTTGCTATTAAAGCTTTATTATTTCCCCACTTGTTTTGTCTAACTAGTCCTAAGCCACGTCTACTAGAGGTTGCGTAACCTTCTTTACCATAAGCTACTGGGTATTTGCAATATTCATGAATTTGTTCGGCTTGTTTTCTAGTTTCTACTGTTGAAAAAATTAACCCAGTTGCCCCAGCATCTAAACAATATTTAACCATGTGTAGATCTAGATTTCCTAGTCGAACAAAGCACTGTTTATTGTTGGCTGTGACTATTTGTATACAGCTATATAACGTTTCATTATTAAAGCAACCGTGTTCAGTGTCGATTACAACACCATCTAATTTATTTTGACAAAGTATATCAGATACAACAGTTGATGGTATTTGCTGCCATGCCAATCTCCTTACCACTATAAAAATCTCCTATATTTTTTTGTTTTGGTGCTGCTTTGTATTACGTTCACAAATTCCCAATCATCTTCAGTATCGATATCTAAGCTCTCCAAAAAACTTGTAGGATAAAAATATGGATTTTTACCAATTCTATTTCCACTATTTAACACAATGTCGGAATAGAACATATAAAATAAAGAGTTCTCTTCATAATATACTGGTAGATCTTGTGTCTGTTGCAGAATCATTGGATTGTGATTGACGGGGCACACACCGTATTCCTCTTTCCTCCAAAATCTTTTTTGAGTTGATATGCAAGAGGTGATAGAATCATATCCTTCATCAAACTTTTTCGCCGCTGCAGTTAGCGTTGCGACACCTAAAAACGGAGAAGTGACGTGAATCTGGCATATTATATCGTTTTCTACACTTTGTTGTTCATGAACAATGAAGTGTTTAATTAACTTACACACAGAAGTATTATGATCGACAAGCGCTGAGCTTCTTTTATAAGCAGTAACATGTGATAGGTTTTTATCTTTTTTTACTTCCTTGATGATTTCTTCACTGTCTGTGTCAACATATACTTCAAAATCTTTTAGTTTATAAAGCGTATGTTTATATAACGGCAAATTTGCAAATAATCTAAAGTTCTTTTTTGGCACCCGTTGTGATTGCTCTTTTATTGGAATAAAAATTTTCATTTTATAGCATCACTAAAAAGCTTCTTGTCGAGCTTTTCTAAATTTAAAATCACATCTAATACACTGTCTAATTTAACAGAAGGGTTGTCTCTCAAAGTATCTTTAGCATATTGCCATATGTTTTTTTGTACATGTCTCTTTGAGTTAAATGCCATCGTAGCAAATTCATCTTCTGTTACGTTTTTTTCTTTTTCAACACCAGACTTACAGCCGGGTATAAAACCATCCAAATAAAAACTAAATCCATATATTGACAACATGCTTGGATTAAAATTTAATAAGTCATATATTGCAAGAAATCCAGTATTTGGTCTACATTGAACCTTTTTTGCCAATTCTGTATGCATCTGATGATCAACAATTCTAAGTGGTAATACTTTAATTATATGTTTAACAGTTTTCATATTAACCATCTCATGAAACGTTGTTCTTTGGGAGATCCCTTTATAATCAGATTGTGGAGGGGCGCACACGAACTTAACACCATAATCATTTTTTAACTCAAGAACGTCTAACTTCCCAGCATTTTGTGCTGTTTCTATCAAACAAGAATATAAAACATCGGTTTTTACCCCCACATCAGCTGAATATTGTTTAGTGGTTTCAATGCTTCTATTGATTCTAACAACCACGTCATGTTGATCAATTTCTTCACCCAAACAAGAGCCAACCATATATTTTGCTGGACCGACCAAAGCAACTGTTTTTCCGTGTATAATGCTTTTAAAAAGAGAATTATCAATCATTTTCTTTTTTTAAATATCCCAACCTTATTTTCAACAATGTTATAAAGATTCTCTTTGCCAAAAAAATGACTAGCATATTTCTCTTCAATAAGCCGACCCATATCATCAACTACGCAAATACCATTATTCTTTAAAAGATAGTGTGCCGTATAAATGCTTTGCATCCTACCTGGACCTTTATATGGTCTAGGGGGGTTGTGTCCAAGAGGTCCGTCGACAAGAATCATATCCCACTCTATACTAGTAACTTCGTCTGGAAGCTTCATTTTAAGCTTCTCGATATCAAACCCAATATCAGCATGCTCTTGTGCTTTAGTATCGTACTTCACTGGATGTATTTTAATATTGACGTCTGGATCTTTAAATTTTTCAATCCATTCTAAATCATCCTCCAGAAACACAGTCTTGCCGCCAGCATTTATCTGCTCCCAAATATAAGAGTCCTCTCCTAATCCGAAAACTAAAAAATTACATGGAGACAATAAGTCCAAAACGTAACCAACATTCATATATTGAGTCTGAGACATTAATCCCTTACCAGAAGCTTTCATATCTTTTATAAGCGTTTTAAAATTCATCCTAATATTCCATAAAGTTCTCTTTGCAAATTTTTAACGCTTCATCAAGCGATTCAATTTCATATGTACCTTTGTTTATTCGTGGATCAGCATGCATGTGGTATATTCTTGGCGCAAGATGTTCTTCTCCAAACTCATGATGAAAAATATGTTGTTTTTCTCTATTCGCCTTACTTCTAATATTATATTCTACAGGGAAAACATAGAACTGTAACCCCTCTTGAATGGCTTTCCAAAGAGAAATTCTGAATGAAGCCTGATCCCAAGGACAATAATGCCGATAATGGTAAAAACACTCTCTCCAATCCTTAAAAAGCTTTAAGACTTTTTCGTTTTTCTTGAATACGAGCACGCCAGTATTAATTTCAGAAAACGCATAAGGAATATTTCTATACTCAGGCATGACAGTTGAATATTTCTTTCTTTTTCTCGCCAAATCATGAGTGCCGGCAAAATCAACGTTGTCTAGCAACTCAAACAGATCCTCTATGTTGCGATCAACTATAGTGTCTGTATCTAAAAACAACGTCTGCTCATAGGGAGTTAAAGCTATATAATCTATTTTAGGACGCAAATGAGCGACTTTAATTATCTTAACCTCATCAATATACTCAGACTCAATCTGTTTATCTATAAACGCAGTTATGTGTAAGTCTGGATTATGTTTTTTAACAGACTCTGCAGAGAACAACATCTCTTTAATAAAATGCTTACCAAAAGCAATATACAATACACCTTTATTCATAACTTATCCCCAATATGTCATTATACAATTTAGAAGCCCATGCATATGGACTATATAATTTATCAAATTCTCTCTTTGCGCGATCTGCCATTTTTTGCCTTAATCTAAAGTCTTGTAACTTTAATATACCTTTTTTCCAGCCTTCGTAGTTGTTTGCAATAATCCCGCATTCAGGATCACCCATAATATGAAAATTACTAGGAGTAAAATCAGCAATCACAGGGATCCCCAATTGATGGAAAACAAAAGCCCTACCTGCATTAGATTTGTTTTTCATTCTCACTATAAAATCCGTGTTATATAAACCAAGATCTGTAGAGGTTTTATGCTTGCTTAAGTCCAATGGTATATGAGTCACATTGGGAACAATACCAATATCGCAACTTAACAAATCTTGTTTTATGGTTTTAATGTTCCACGGTTTCATAATAATGTTTTCAATATTTGGTTTTCCAACCTTCCATTTAAATGATGTGTTGGACGTCACAACAAACAATTCTATATCACACGCTTTGTTAACCTCTTCTATAGCTCTTTTAAGATTAGGCGCAAACTTGCTTAAATGCGGATAATGTCCATGAAAACCTATCCTTAACCTAGATTTCTTAGAATGAGTTTTATAGTCATCGCCTTGATACATTTTTTCAATCAAAGGAAAAAGGAACACATTCTTATAATGAGATAAACTATCCATCTCTTCTATGGAGCCAACAATTACAAAGTCTATTGGTAGGTTTCTAGCGTCGGCTGCCAAATTTATAACACCCACTTTCTTATTTGGATATGCTTTCTTAATGCCAATGGCAGTTGCAACATCGTTTTTGCCGCAGATAACAACATCATAATCTAATACATCTGTCTTATTGGTTGCTATCTCAGATTGATATCCACAATCACGAAAATAATCATTTAAATCATTAACCCAAATTCTATAAGAACCAACGCTAATATCACGGTTGTTGGAAACAAACAAAACTTTCATAATCATAACTTTCCATAAATCACGACTTGATGATTCGGATTTCCACTAGCAGCATTTGGAACTATTAATTCATTAAGATTTAGAATAGCCTTTTCTTCTAAAGTAGAATGTTTTTCCCATTCAACCCATGATAATATTTCTGCATTATTCATTAATTGTCTCTTTTATAAAGTTCCTGTACTTCTCTGCAACTGTTTTCATATTATAATCTACTTCAATATTATTTTTCACCTTTTTATAAAAATCCATCTTAGGTGGTTTATATAACTCAACCGGCTCAAAATCCCACTCATCTTCTTCAATTACAACCGCATCTAATCCAGCTATTTCTTTTGTTCCACCAGCAGAAGAACATATAATTTGGCACCCGCTAGCGCGTGCATCAACAACCACGTTAGGACAATGATCGAGCCAAGCCAAATGGATAAAATAATCTGCGCGTTTATAGAGAGCGGTAAGATACCTTATGTTTAGTTCGCCAACATAAAAAAGATTAGGAGTTCTCGCAATTTTTGCTTGTTCAAGATATTCAAGGTTTCCTCCAGCAACAACCAAACAATCATTTTTCGAAGAATGCTTTAAAAAATATTTGATATTTTCATTCAACCTTTTGTGAGGACGCCAAGACGAAGCACAACACCAAACATGTTCGTAATTATCCAGCATCCCTCGCAAGGGCTTGATTGATTCAATATGCTCTACATCAGCACCATTGTGTATGACAGTAGAATTCTTGTGTTCTCCAAAATATTTAGTTATAAGCTGTTTGTTGAACTCAGACTGAAATATAACCCCATCTGCATTATCATAAGTTCTCTTTATATTTCTATTCTGCTTTTTATAGTCTTGTGCCTTATTAAAGTAGATTCCATCTAACCTCTGGAATAGCGGCACATCATCAAACTGTCTTCTTTGAGATTCTATAAAACACAACCTAGCATCTGGCTTTTTAGAGCCATCGGTGTCCGCATCTATATATTTAATCAATTTAGAAGCGAAGTGGTTTGGTCCAGAGGTGCTCTGTGTGTTGACATTTTCAAAATGAATATTCATATTCATCCTTTGTAGATTTTTAATGCCCAAAAGGCAGGATTTTCTATCTCTTTTTGCAGATCTGTTAATAACGCAGCGTGCAGCAATTCTCTATATTGTTCAGGATTAGAATTTCTTTTATCCCCCAAATTATCTAAATATATTGGCTTTGTAATGTAGTCAAAGTGCAATTTATTAGAAGCCTCTCCGCATATTTTATATAATTCTACATCACAATCACTAAACAAGTCAACTATTTTATTTATTGCAAAATCTCCATATTGTCTATATCCGTGCAAAAGGTATAAATCAAGAGAAGCTGGACCTGGGAAAAGGTGCACTTGTATACAAGGCTCGTCCTTTTGATACATAAACTTCTTTAACTGCTTAAATGTACCTAAATCGTTTTTTATATGTTCAATCGCAGACTGAGACATGAGAAAGTTTATATTTGTTGGGATATCAAATATTGCATCACTATCTAGATTTGCCTGTTCGAAGCTTACATTAATATCCTTTTCCTTACCCCAGCTAATGTTGTCATGCCACTTAGGAGATTGATATATATCCAAGCCCTTATATGAAGTTATAATGCCATTAGACCAATTCTGCAGTTTCTTGCAATACCCACCGGTACCGCAACCAATATCCAATATATTGACTTCTCCTAAATTTTTCTTTATATCACCCCAAGGCAAGTTCATCCAAAACATGTCACCCATAGCTCTGCTAGGTGATGGGGTACCCTTTATTTTGTTCCAAAAATTATTAAATTTTTCTTTTTCTAAAGTAAAGTCTGTGCTCAACAATTTATCTGTTAGCAATTTGTTGCTTATATGATTCCACAACAAATACAAAGTTTTTTCTGTTGAAGATAGTGAAGGACTATCTCCATTTATAGAGTGAATGGATGTCGACATGTCATCCTGTAGTCCGACACTATAATTTTCAATTAAAAAATTAAAATTGTTATATTCTTTCATATGATTGCTTACCTCTAATTTCTTGTGCTAACTCAAACTGTTTTTTAGCTTTAATCTTGTCAACATTAAGAGGGTTTTCTTTGTTATATACATGAAGCACCTCTGGAATAAATTTGGCGCGTTCTTGAGCCATTTCCAACAGTGGGAGCATTATGGCTTGATCATATGTCATCTCATAATAGTTTCCAGATGCATCTTTAAGATCTTCATGTTTGATTTGCCTCCACAGCTTGTGCTTAAACGTTCTTAGGTGAGAGGCTCTCCACTGATCTTTTCTATAAGCATTGTCTCTAATCACCCTTTCTGGGTATTGTGAGGGTTCTGGACCTCTTAAGCCTTCTGGACTAAGTACATAACTCCCATATGTCATCAATGTGTCACCCACATACACATTACAAAGTTTAGTTAACGTTCTAGTAGACGCCAACCAATCATCACCATCCAACAAGATTATCACATCATCATCGTCGCAATTAGTCTGTTCGATCCCTAGCACGATATTGGCAAGAGCATACTTCTTTTCACTATTCTCTATCAAAGAAAATCGCGCATCTCCTTCTATACTACGTTTAACTACTTCAACAGATTTATCTGTTGAAATGTCATCAATTAAGACACAATCAAATTTCTCATATTTTTGTCTTTTAAGACTTCCTATGGTTTTAGATATCCACTCTTCACAGTTGTAAAATGGGATTATAAATTTAAATTTTGGAGGGTTGGGGTTTTCAACAGCTTCACAAACTGGTATATTTGTAGATTGCTGCGCCGTTTTTTCTATTTCATTCCAAAATCTTTTAGTACTCTTCCTTAGATATTTTATGGCGCTATGTTTGTTGGTGAACCAATCTTCATCTTTATGTTGTACATGCTCATTCAATATCATCTCACAGTCCAACAATTTAGCTTCAATCGTCATTCTTGGACATGTATCATCAGCGCGGGGAAAGAAGATGATACCTTTTGATTTTGCCAATTTTTCTAGAAGATCAAAATGTTCAAGTCCCCAAACCAATTCATAATTTAAATTATTCTCTACAGCATACTCTACAGCGTCTTCAACGCCCTTAACCCATGATTTAGAATTCAATATCAACCACGTATCTTCTTTGTTAGAAGTGTCCAAAGACTCTATATAATCCAAAGTTTTATCTGCAAAAACAGAACTTAAAACTCTATTATTATCATTTCTTAAAAAAGGATACTCTGATTGGTAGATCTCTAATTGTTTGTGAGACATCCACCATGTAATATCTGCATTATACAAAAACATAGAAATTAATTTTGCCATGGAGTGCGTAGAACAATCACATTCACCTTCTTCTGACTTGTGTTTCCCTGGAGATCTAAACCGGCAATATTTATAATCATATTCTAATACGCTATAGTTTAAATTCTTAGTTGCGTACATTAGACACTCAGCTGAAACTAGAGAAAAATTACCAAACACCCAAAATGCGTGTTTATATTCTTTCATAATAGATAACAACTTTGGATTAAATGAATTGAGCCTGGTGAACCCACAAGGAAAGAGAGAGCTTTTAATTATAGCTCGCGTTGTTAGCTCGGCACCGCCTTTATTATACTGTTCTCCGAAAAGATCAGATACAAATATTATCACTTTTACTCACTCTTTTGTAATAATTCATCAAACATTGTATTTATCTCATCTTCAACAGATTCTTGAGAATCAAATATGTTTACAGAATCGATTGATTCTACAAATTTGCTATATTGTTTCTTTTCAGAGAAATTCTCTAATACCCACGATTGCAAGTCCTTGGCTTGTTTTTTAAATCTGCCAAAATCTTTATATACTTCGCGCAGTCTCATCTTATAGCTCCCTTGCTGCGGGTAGCACCACATTGAATCTTCCTCTAACACGCTTTTCCACACAGCCTCTTTCTGAATAGGCTTCAAATCGTATTCAACACGAACAAAGTGTGGCTTATTCTTAATTCTTCCTTTTTTGTCTTTTACAGGCATAGTAAGAAAATCTGTGTATCCACTCCATTCTGGAGCTATAACTGGTAATCCTGAATATGCAGCCTCAAAGTGCGGCAAGCCAAAACCCTCACCGTGACTTAAAGAAATAAAAGCCTTTATTTTAGGGTGCTTGTAAAGAGAATGCATTTCTTGTTCTTTCAAATCGCCATGTAATAAATAAATTTTACATTTTCTATCTTTATATTTTTCTAAAATTGTTTGCAAAGAATTGGTTACTGACTTTCTGTCTAATACAGATCCTCCCTTCTTAAACGTCTTAACAACCAAACCAACTTCTGGATTGTCAAAAAACTCCTCAACAAACCACTTAACAGTGTTCGGCATATTTTTTCTTGGTCCCCACTGTGCCACGGTTAAAAAGTTAAAAGGAGTGTCAAGTTTAAAATCTAAATCAATCTTTTTATATTTTTTAACTGGGTAATGCACAACATCGATTGGAACAGAGTTTTGTAGAAGCAGCTTTTCTCCTGTTTCGTTATTTACTGCTTCATATGCTGTATTGTCAAATACATTTTTAGAATGGTTTGAAACCACAACCATTCTATCAACTTCATGAGTCTTCTGGATCCAATCAGGGGATACTCTGGTTGTCTCTATACCCGCAGTAACTCCAATATTAACAGGAGCCATTTTTTGCCATTCATTTGGAATTGTCACTTGTATGCTAGCATCATAAGTACCATTTTTATGTTGATAGAGTGCTGTCTTCTTTATTAAAGCGTCTAACCATTGTCTTTCCTCATTATCTTCCCAAATCCAATTGGACTTTCCCCAAGTTACAGGCATTACATAAATATCATATCTATCTTCTACCGTTCTCAAAGAGCGTAAAACAAATCTAGCATGCTCCCCATATCCAGTTCTAGTTAATACCGGTCCTCTAACTATTATTTTTTTCATTTAAGCTCCTCTAAATGCCAGTTAGCATAGCCCCGGCGAGTCTCCCACGAACCCAATTCAGTATGAAGGTTTGTAAGTAGTTCATCCCATGTTTTTACATATTTTGCAAAATTATAGTTTTCAACTACGTGTTGTCTTCCTTTTGCGCCAAGCTGCTCTCTTTCTTCGGACTTCATTTCATATATTTTTATCAGCGCATTAATGAAATCATCTTCATTAATTCTATCTTCTCTAATCCATGGAATTTCTTGTGAACCAATGATCGACTTTGAGGATGGTTCAATCCCAATACCAAACCAATTTTCTCCATCTGTCACTTGCTCTTGCAAACCGCCTGTCATATTAACAACAATAGGCACCTCACATGATAGAGATTCCAGAGTAGATAAACCAAACCCTTCAGCATCTGATATATTGATCGTGCAGTCGACTGCGTTATAAAATCCAGCTAGCTGTTCTGGTGGCATTTTTTGAGTTGAAAACAGTACTTGTCCATCTTGTAGTTCCAAGTGTTCAACAATCTTAATAAGATCCTGTCCATGATGATCTTTGGGTTCTGTGTGCATTATTAACGTTGCTTTATCATGTCCAACCTTATCTAAAAATTTCTTAAACCAAAATAATAAACTACCACTTTGTTTACGTCTGGCGTTTCTATTGTTCCAAAAGCAAATAAATTTGTTTTGTATGTCGTCTTCTTCTAGATCTGGAAAGATGCTATACATCTCTTTTCTTGCATTAGACTTAGAATAGTTTGAATCATTTTTTAAATTTCGAAATATATCTGAATTTACAGCATGAGGCACGTATTGACTCATAACATTTGGAGCGACAGTTTTTACAATATCATCAGTAACTTTAGAGATTGCAGCAATAAAATCATTTGACTCATAATATGCCTTATTATATGTGGGGTAAGGATAGTTGTCCCATACATGATAATAAACCATCGGCATAAGAGGACGGATTTCATTTTCCATTTCCCACAACCACCCCCAAAAGCGAGGATCTGTCATAAACCAAAGAATATCAGGCTTCTCATTACGAATCATAGATCTGACTATCTCTTGATTCCCATATCCTTCAACAGGAAATATTACCCAATCATCTTTGTACTCTTCCGTTTTGATGGGCTTATTATGAGGGTGCTTAATAGCTCCACCTAAGCTAATTACCTTATATTTGCCGGTACGTAAAAGCCCCTCAATAACATACCTAGTTTGAGTGCCCACACCAGATGGAGACAACGGCATGTCGCTTATTGTCATTATTTTAATTTTTTTCAATGTACTTCTCCAATTTATGGACAATGTTTTGTTTTGTAAAATTCACAACCATAGCCTCTCGTACAAGAGAGCTTGTTCTTAATAAAGTTTTTACTTTTTATATTATACAAAGCTTTGTATAATAAATTAAGGGCATTTTTAATCTTTTTATTGCCACTAGTGACTCTAAAAATTTCAATATTGTTCTTTTTTGCCGTTCTCTTTAATAGGGCAAAATGAGTTTCAACAGTACTAGGATCTAAATTGTGTTTCTTGCAGAAAAAATGCTTATAAAAAGTTAACTGGTAGGTTGTCATCCTTTCGGCTTTTCTTCTAGAATCCCAACCCCACGAACATGTCTTCCAATCTATAACGTGATATTTACCATCAGGAGTTTGTACAACCAAGTCCACAAAACCTTTAAATTGATATTCAGATTCATTTTCTATGGGCTCATACAACTGCTCTTCTACGGAATAAACCTTATATGAACCAAAGTAGTCCTTAAGGGCTGGTAGTACATAATCAATTAATATACCGCCTTGATCCTTCATCTTCTTAATCAAGTCGATATTTAGAGCATTTTCATCTGGCAATTTCTTAAGATTATCTCTAAACTCAGTTAAAAAATATATTTTTGCTTTCTCTTGAAATTTGGCTTCTGTAACCAGCCTTTCACACGTACTGTGCATGGCGGTGCCAAAAGCAGTATATTCATTACCTTCAAAGCTTGTTACATTGTCTATATATGCTAATTTATGCTTCCAGGCACACTCATTCCATATTTTAAGCTCTGAAAACGAAACATGACTCATTATCCACCTTCTTGTGTATTAGTATTCTTTGGATCCAGTGTAACTGTTGTTTTTTCATTTGTCAATGTTTTTTTTGCGCTGGTGCGTGTGCGGGTTGCTACAGTTTTTCTAGTGGCTTTTCTAGTGGTTTTTCTAGTGGTTTTTCTAGGAGCATTTACAGTGCGAGTTGTATTTTCATTGTGTCCTTTGGTTGTCCACACCCACTGCCCTGTTTGACTATTCGGTTGGTGGCTATTAACCTTGGAAGTGCCTGATATTAATCGTTCAGCTTCAATACCTGCACCTAAAAGCACCCTTCTGACTGTTGATGCATCAATTTCTATTCGCTTGCTAGCGCTTTTAGCTCCATCATTATATTTAATATTAGCAGTAACCGTTACCGTGCCAGCTTTTTTATCCACTGTCCATTTTAAATAACTATCATATTTTCCTTGTTTATAGCTCATGTAAGATCTCCTATATTTTCTAATTTATTATATACCGTGGGACTTAGCTTTTTCACTAATTGTCTGTTATATAAGTAGTAATGTTCAAAGCAATTAGCAAAATACTCTCGCAAGCTAGTGGCGCCATATGGAGACACAAACAAACCAGAAGTAAAGCTTTGTAATATATTATACCCAATTTCACGATACAACAGCTCATCAAACTTTTCTGAATATTCAGTATTATAAAAGTCTGTCAAATTTACTTTATACCCTTCATAATCTAATATTTGATATAGTCTTTTTCTTTTCCCAAGAAATTCCAACTCTATAACGTTATCTCCATATAGATCTTCTCCATATATTTCTTCGGCTGAATGAGCGATTTCATGTACAATATCATTAACCATGTCATTCGCGTCATCTTGCGCGTTTGAAACATAAATTGCGCCATCTTTATAGGCAGCGTTGGTTTGATTTTGAACAAATATATCAAAATGTCCGACATATATCGCATCTATTAAATAAAAGAAGTGCTTCGGTACCGTTTCTTCAATTTTTTTCAGCACTACTTCTATATCAACAGTTTCCGGAAGATCGTCCTTAAGAAAAACTAATATGTTGTTAAATAAAAATTTTTCTTTCCTTTCTCTTAAAGCTTTAATAGCAGATTTTTTAATATAATCTATTCTCATTGTTTATTTGTAACGTTATTCCTCTTTCATCTAATTGCTTTTGCAAATTTTCCTGCCACTCTTTTTGCGCAATTTCCGCATCATTTAACCCCTGCTTGTAGCCTCTAATAAAATTTTCTTCAGCAACAGGCAATAAGAATTCTGGAAATTCCTTAGCCATAACTTGAATTACCATTTCAACATTCACTTCATCATCTTCAGGTTGCAATTTTTCTCCCACATAATTAACCAACCACTTCTTCATCTCATTATCTAAACCAATTGGCTGTAAAATATCTGGTTTAAAATCTTCCTCTTTCAACGTATCAGTCATAACATTCTCCTGTTTTATATACTAAATTAGTTTCATTTTTAATTTAAAGTATTTTTGCTGCTAACGTAGCTACTTTAGATCTTTCACCCTTAGTTAAGGTGATATGTCCTGCTAACTCATAATATTTAAATTTTTCAATTGCATAAGTTAGTCCATTAGAGGTTTCGTCAACATATGCATTATCGATTTGCTCGACGTCGCCTGTTAATATAATTTTAGTATTTTCCCCCACTCTCGTAATGATTGTTTTAAGTTCATGAGCAGACAAATTTTGTGCCTCATCAATGATTATATAAGAATCTGCAAGAGAACGCCCCCTTATATAAGTTAAAGCTTCAATTTCGATCGTACCGTTCTCTGTATACATTTTAAGTGTTTCTTTATCATTCCCCATTAGAAATCGTAAATTGTCTTGTATTGGCATCAACCATGGGCTCATTTTTTCTTCCATGGAACCAGGCAAATAACCAATATCTTTACCCATAGGCTGAATAGGTCTGGAAACTACCAATCTTTTATATCTAGCTGCTGTCGTCTCTTCAACAACTTGTTCTAATCCGGCAGCTATAGCCATTAATGTTTTGCCGCTCCCAGCTTTTCCAACCAACGTCACCACATGCACATTGGGATCCATCAACAAATCTAATGCAAATGTCTGCTCTTTATTTCTTGCTCTAATTCCCCATATTTTTTTCTTAGAATTGATTCCATTCACTCTTTGTAATGGAGATGTATAATTTATAAATCTTGCCAGCGCAGTTTTTTTATCATTAGAGTTTGACACCAACATCATATATTGATTAGGAAATAATTTAATATCCTCCTTTTCTAAGAAAATATCTTCCCCACTATAAAATTGATCAATTGTTTGATCATCTACCAAGTGAGTTACGTATCCATCATATATATGAGTTGTGTCCTTTACAACTTGATTGGTTATATAATCCTCGGTTAAGAGTCCCAAAGCATCACACTTAACGCGCATGTTGATGTCGCGTGAAACTACAATTACCTTTCTATTTAAACTTAATCTTTTTTCCGCCATGGCGACACCAATGATTTCATTATCTGGTATTTTATAATCAATATCTTCAGGTAAATTTGCAAACTTAAAATTTTTAACTGTTATTAAACCTTTACCTTTATCTATTCTCACTCCTTTGAATAAACTTCCTTTTTCTCTGAGAGAGTCTAATTTACGAATAACATTTCTAGCATTAGATCCAACACTATCTTGTCTTTTTTTATGATTGTCTACTTCCTCTAAAACTTTAAATGGAATTACAATATCGTTATTTCCATATGAGGTTAAAGAGTTCGCGTCAGTTAGATATACGCTGGTGTCGAGAACATATATTTTTTTAGCCATGTATTTCCCTTTGCGCAGGAATATTATTATAAATAGATAGATATTTCGAAATTCACCAGTATTGGGGGATCTGTTTTAAAACCGAACAGCTGCTTTTAAGCTGTTCTATACTAGTTATTTTAGGAGGCGCATCGCATGAAATACAAAAAAACAATGTTTCTATTAATAATTTTCATTTTTTCTCACATCAGCAGCTGTAGTAATCCTCCTTTTTCTCACCATGTTAGTCGCCATGATGAATATATGCAAAGCAATCTCCCAAGAGAAGCTTTTATAAAAATAAAATCTAAAATCACAATTAAAAATTGTGTAGCTGGAATATGCTCTAGACGTACATTGTCATATGCAGGATCTGGTTTTATTGTTGGTGTTGGAGAAAGAGGATCCTTTGTCATGACTGCTGCACATGTATGCAGAGATCGTGATGAGGACGCTAACAGACTTTTAGAACATAAAATAGTCGATCTAGATGGTAACGAACATGTTGGAATAACACTGGCTTATGATATCCAAGCCGATATTTGCCTTATGTATGCAACTGGATTGACAAACAAAAGGGCATTAACAGTTTCCCCAAATGAACCAAAACCTGGAGATAGATTATATAATCTAGCAGCGCCTGCAGGTATATTTGATATCAATATGATGCCAATATTAGAAGGTTTTTACAATGGAGTTAGTAGCGGTGCAGCTGTATATAGCATTCCTGCTGCTGGTGGAAGTTCTGGATCTCCAGTATTAAACAGTCACATGCAAATAGTAGGATTGATCCACTCTGTACATGTAGCTTTTCCCATGATTACAATTGGACCAACTTATGAAGAAATAAAGCACTTCATTGAAACTAATGTAGAAAAATATTCAAATTTATAGCTACTTTTCCCAAATAATTGATCCCAATGTGTTTTTCACTGCAGTTAACCTATCATAAAATTGCATGCCTTGTATCTCGTCATACAACACATAACTTTGAAATTCATCTCTATCATAATTCGAAAAGATGTTATACAACATGTGAGATAATTGATCGTCAAAATGTATACGTTTAGTTGGAAATTTCATCATGTCCTCGCATGTAAAAGACAAATTCTGATTTTCATAAAAGGAAACATCAACATAATCTCCTTTATTATTCATACTAGGCACCTTATAGCACATTACAATACTGAACGTTTGAGGGTTACATACATAACGTACCTCATCTGCATATAATTTAGTATTCATTATATAGTGCTCACTTCTTTAGGAGATATAAATTGCAATTTACTAGTTTTATTTCTAGGATCAGTTAGTGTTAAATACTGATTTGTGTTCCAACTTAAATAATCAATATCTTCAATAAGCCATGTTCTATTTCGAAACAACACTCTGCTTCCTACGTAAGCTTTTCTACCTCTTTTATCAATTGTGAATCTTCTTGTTGTTTTCATTTTTCTTTCCTCGGCTCTTTTTTTTATTAGATTTTGGTTTTTCTTCTGGTTTAACCCAGAGTTTTAATCTGAATATTTCTCTATTTGAAGATGTGCCTCTCTTAATCTTTAAATGAATGGTTTCTGCATCATCATCATAAGTCATAGCTGCATCTCTTGCCTCCTCGTATGTATTAAACATACCAACGTTAACCCACTTTTTATTATTTGATTCATCAGATTTATTCATATGATCTCCTATATCAGTGGAAGTGTCGGGAGTCGAACCCGAGTCCGAAAAACCTCAAAAACAACGTCATTCACAAGATTAGTCAGTTATTTGAACTCTGACAAACTCAAACCCTGCATGCGCGTACCACCAGTTTTGTGACTTTCTTGAAAAACTGGAAAGCTGCCTAGCTTCCTTAATGGAGTGCTAGAAACTCCAAATTACGCAGCTAAGGCGTAATCAAGTTCAACATTATCGTTGGCTTTTATAAAAATTGAGTATTTTTACTGTGCTACCCACACAGCCTTGCACGTTTATTTTATCCATTCTCCGTCGAAACCTTTTCACCCCCATTATTGCTATTAGTATATACAATTGTATATAAGATGTTAAGCTATTTTTCGAAATAATCTTCAACTTTAAATTTTCTTAAGAGTTTTCGCAATTCTCTTGGCGCTATTCCTAAGAATCTTGCTGCTTCTCTTTTGGATTTTGTCGCGCTTAGGGCATACTTTAATAATGCATCTTGTACAATTTCTTTTGCACTATACCATATTGGCATGCCATATAATTTATTGCCAAATACTTTAGAAGCTAATTCAAGCTTGAGTGCAATTGCTTCCTCAAGTGTCAAAGAATTTAACATTACCTCAAATTCTTCGTTACTTTTCAGATCGTTGCGGAGTTTCTTTGCGATGCTATAATTTTTATTTTTCCCAGAGACTTTTCTTTTTTTCCAGACCACTTAAATTTTCTCTCTAGATATGATACAATAAATTCATAGTTTGATTAATTAATCAATCCAATCTATTATAATCTTTATTATATTTTATTCTTTATATTATTTAAATGAAATATTAGATATGATGGATTGCAACAGTACTAGCTAGACTCCTTCTTCTTCTTCTACCTCTTCTGCACCAACAGGTACATCTAGATCGTCAGCTAGTTCTTGTTCAAATTTTCTGAAATATAGCTTAAAGTTAGTAATAATATAATCGCGATATGCGTCTGCATCTTCTTCATCTTCTAGATCTTCATATGCGCTAATGATCTGTTTTTCAACTTTATTCCATGCCCTTTCTGCAAAGTTGCGTCCAGTTCTATTTGCTCCCGGCAGATCTTGAAACGTTTTTTCTTCTTTTTCTGCTTCTTCCTTTGCCTCTTCTTCATCTTGTGGGCGTGCGGGAATAAATTTCGCTTCTTCTGCCTCTTCCTCATCCACTTCAACACCAATTACTTCCATGATAGCTTCTTTTATTCTATCTTCAATTGAAGCTTCCTCGTCTGTTTCTTTTCCACCCGGCGCAAATCGATTTGCATCAACAGGGGCTAAAGCTGCATCTAAAGTGGCAAGGAAGTGAGCGGCAAAAGAATCTCGTTGTTCTTTTTTGGTTGTTAAAGTCTTGTATTCCTCTTCCACTTGCACTATAGTAGCTTTAAGCACTTTATCTAATTCTACAATACCGGTGTTTTTGTGTTGTACGCCGCTAGCAACACTCGTGCTAGCATCTTCAGAAATTAGCCTACGTATCATGTTTCTCAAAACAGTTTCTTCTAGATATTCTTTTTTAGCTTGTTTTAATTTTTTTTCATATATTGCTTTAATTCCATAACGTACAAATTTTCGTACTGTCATCTCCTCTTGCATTTCTGATATAAATTCTTTTCTATCAATCATATTGCGCGCCTCATTGTTTTAATTAAATAGTTATATACTTCATCAATAAACTGTTCTTCTAGCTTTGTTTTCTTTTTTTTCTTTTTCTTTCTTTTTATTTTTCTTCTACGTACCGGCTTAACCTCTGTGGTACCAAACCCGCCAGAAAAACCTGCAGCTGCCCCCCCGCCGCCGCTGGACATCTCTTCTAATGCTTCGCCTTTTTCTGCCACTGATGATTCGGCTTCTGCTTCCATAGCCGGTGCTTCTTCTTCTGCTGTGTCTTGAGCTTCTTCTTCTGCTGTGTCTTGAGCTTCTTCTTCTGCTGTGTCTTGAGTTTCTTCTGCTACTTTTCTAGCTTCTTCTTCTTGTTTAGCCTTAACAACGAAATCACTACTTAAGGCTTTAAACATTTCATCTCTGGCAGCTGCTTGATTAAAAAGATCTTTTGCTTGTTTTTGCAGCGCCTGAAGTGCGGCTATGCCTTTTGTTTCATTACCTGCTTGTTGTAGAAAATATTTAGCTTTATCTTGAGTCGTCATTTTTTCGAAATCCAAGCCCTCAGACAAAGTTCTATCAATTTCTTCTTCTATTAGCCTAAGAAATATTCCCACATGAAACTGGGAATCCTCCTTCAACTCAGCGTTTTTTAATTTATTAACAATCATATTATGTAATGTCTCATCATACCACCCCATTATATCTTTAAATCCCTTTGGATTGCCCTCAGTACCTTTTAGTGCAAGACGAATATTCGTACCAGACATCTCGCCAATACCTGGAATGTTAATTGAAATATGAGGAGCAATTGCTAAATAACCATTTTCTGAATATGTTTTAAGATCGTCTAAATGCCCTTCATAATATTGAAAATAAGTTGGTTTTCCTTTTTTTGTAGTGCCCACATTGAATCTAGGACTTTCTTGCATATCTTTTTTACCAACAAAAAAGACGACTGAGGTTGTTTCTGGATCAAAATCCTCTAATATCTCTTTTGCTATATATGGATTTTTAGTCATGACAATGTTATTTTCTGGGATCTCGTATCGAACCATAATGGCTTTCTTTTCTTCAAAATTGAATGGTGATTTAGGGACACCACCTTTATCGCTCGCGTCTACTACTGGAGAAGTGGAGATAAAGGTGTTTTCCTCTCCAAATTTTTCTTGTATTATTTTAAACACTTCGGCGTGATGTGCACCCATGGGTTGAAACCTTCCTGGGTATATAGCTATAACCCTATTAGTAACACCCTCTGGAACGCCCGTAAATGCCTCTTTAAGAGCGTTTAACGACATTGGAGGCATATGCCCCCTACCGTATCTAAAAAGCCCTAACAATTGATTTATAGGAGCAAAATTACCGGTAAATTTATACATTTGCCCTTTCCACTGAAAAACAAACCCTTCTACAACTGTATCGATATCGTCGTGAGTTTTAAGCTTGTCTAATTGTTTAGCTAATATTTCATGAGCCTCGTCTTTGTGAGGTCCATCATATTTATGAATAGAGTTGATAGCTTGTTCAACGTCTTTTTTAATTCTATCAAGCTCGGCGTCACTATCTAAGATATAAGCGCTTCTCAAACTTCTCAATAATTCGACAGCGAAATCATGTATTGCTAACTCAATTGGCCAAATTAATTTTTTTATTTCTGTATTAGAATTATCAACAAAGTCTTTTACAACCGGATACGACTCTTCAGTACCACGTTCTTTTAATATCTTCTTTAATTTTGTTAAGCTTAAATAGCCAGGGCTTTTAAGCACCCTATTGGCGACAAGCTTTGTTATTGATGGGGGCAATCTTAATTGCTGCCGAATTTGTCTCATTAGATTGACGTATAAATAATCACCAATTGTCATATCACCTTGAAATCCGGTATTGCGTATTTTTGATAAAACTGTTTTTAAATGTACATCGTCGTCTAATTGATTGAGTTTTAAAAATGCAGTTCTTTTAACAGAAAATGATTCTTCTGTTTTCATTTCTTCAAACCGATCAATAACCTGATCTAGCACTTGAGATTCTTGTACCGCTTCAACGATTTCTAAATCATTTGTTTCTTTATTATATCTTTTATGTCCCATGTGGTGAATGGAAACAATATTTTCATCATAATTAACAACATTTGGAGCAATTGGTCCCTGAATTTCAGTATTATAAAAGATATCACCCTCTAAACCGAAAATGGAATTACGCTCTTCATCTGAAAGGGAATCTACTGCTTGTTTATAAGCTTTGAATGCGGTAACATAAGCTTTTTTAGTTTTCTCACCACCTTTAAAAGTGCGATTAACCAAATCTTCTAAAGTCATGCCACCGCGACTCATATCACCTTTATTCCTGGCAGCGCGAACTCGCCCATCAACATAGCCTAGATATATGTTATAACCATCTGTTTTTTCTGTACCAATTAATTCGCCTTGTGATGCGGCAGTTAAAATTTCTGCCATTTCAGTATAAGTTAAATCACGGTTGTCATAAAGATGCGCTAAATGTCCTGCAACACCACCCATTTATAATCTCCTTAGTTAGAAATAATATTGTTTAATATTGAATCGATCATTGAGCGAAGCTGTTCTTCATTAAGTTCTTTGTCATCATCTAGCTCTAGTTTATCCTTTCTAGATTCTACAGAATGTGGGTTGAGGTTTAAATCAACATCCTCGTCCTCTTCAGCTTGATCAAGCTTTTCCAAATCCTGATTATCTAAATCCAGTGTCCTATAATTAGATTTAAAATCTGGTGCTTGTAACCCGCCTCCTTCATTTAATACTTTTTTGGTTGGTTTTGGAATATTGTATCCGAACTTTTCCATTAACATGGCATTAATTTCCTGATTTTTCCAATCTTTAAGTCCCATTGTAGTTTCTCCTTTAAGCTTGAGCGCTTTATAATTAGTTTCTTGTATACCAAATTTCTTTTTATATCCATCTTCCCACGATCTAAAACACATATTCCCCTGTTCATAGGCTTCTCGTTCCATTTCCTGCATGTGTTCATCTTCTTGCGCGTATCCTAAGTGTGTGGAAGTAGGATTTTTAAACTCACCCCTGCAGTTTTGTGCATGGTGTACTAGCTCGTGCGCAAGTGATCTTAAGATGTCTTTTGGGTGTCTAGAATCAACAAAAACAGTAATTGTCATTGTGTTTGGCTCATATTGCGCTGTTTTACCTAAAATATTTTGAGCATTTTCAGGATCTGAATCAAATACAAATGAGGGTGTTTTATCAAACCCAAGTTGCTTTTGAGCATAAGGATAAAAGTTTTTCATTTTATCTTCTATTGGGGAAGTGTTATAAGAAGACTTGTTTGTTATCTTGTATGTCATTTAATAGTACCACGTTCCCTTAAAACGTTTATTGTCTTTTCTAGAAGCACCTTCTCTTGCTTTAATACTTCATGAATAAGGTAATTGTTAAATGATTCTTTTATAGCTTGCTTCTTTTCTCCATCTTGCTTCTTTTCTCCATCTTGCTTCTTTTTCCGAGGCGGATCTTCTTCATCCACTGCGCCGGAATCAGTTAGATCTTTCATTTGATCCCTGTAAAGTTCCGGATTAGTTTTTCTTAGATGCTTCATAGTTCTTGCGAAGGCAGATCCAGATTTTTTGAATCCACCCCCAGCCTTCAAACGAGACTTGCCAAAGATTGATTTTACCAGTCCTTTTATTCTGCCGCCGATGGCGGATCCGATGGCAGACTCGGTAACTACATAGCCTTCCGCTTCTAAAATACTTCTAATTTCCTCAATACTCTCTTTCATTGCTTGGGCGGCTTGAGCCTTTCTTTTATCGACTCCTGTTGGTTGTGCTATGATCATGCTTCTAACTTCCTCTTCAGATTGCCCAGTGACTCTTGTTAAGTTTTTAACCAAGAATCTTCTTATAACTTTCTGAAGTTTGTTATGAAGCTTTGATCCTTCTGGGCTATTAAGCTCAATACCAGCTTTCTTAAGATTTGGTCCAATTGACTGTCTTAAGTTGACTTTTCCTTTTACATTTGTTATTTTTTCTGGTGCATATTCTTTCTCTTTTGGTTCTTTAACCCCTCTAGCTGCTCTAGAAGCTTTAACCGCCCTGTCGGAATCTGTAAGCTTACCAATTTTAAAGAATTTTATTTGCTCCTTAGCCCAAGCCTCGCAGTCTGGATCTGCAGCAAGTTTTGGAAGCGCTTTAGTGATTTTTTTATAAATCTTATATGCGCCCAAATATGCTTGATCGTCTTTAGTCGCACCAGCTCTACCTTCTGGTGAATCTAAATCTTGATTTTTTAACTCTTGTTTCAATTCATCACATGGAGAACCTTTCGAAAAAGAAGCTAATTTATCTTGTATCTTTTTAAAGCCTGCCCCACCTTTACCATAATAGGTGCTTACTTTTTTTCTGCCTCCACCTGAAAATGGTTCTCCTGCGGCTTCTCTAATGAGACTTTCTCTTCTTTTCCCTTTCTTTTTTCGTGCTGCTTTTCGTGTTGCTCGGCGCTTCGCTGCAGCAATCTTTTTTTGTTCTATTTCATCTGCAGATTCGCCAGCTGCAGGCTCTGCGCCAGCTGCAGATTCGCCAGCTGCAGGCTCCTCACCAGCTGCAGCCTTGGCTGCAGGCTGTTGACTGCCTGGACTCCATTTAACTTTATCTTCAACCTCTCCTGTCCCAACCTTATCCCAATATTCTGCAAATCCTTCTGGTTCAAATCCATTCTGTACGTATTTTAGAAATTTCTTTACTTCTTCGGCAGATTTAAGAGAGTCTAAAAACTGATCTAGTTGCTGCAGGATATTTCCAGCTTCTCCCGCGCCCACCTCAGCGCTAGAAACCTCACCTTGAGATTTTCTACCTTCAATAATCATTTTCTGATTATAGTGTGACAATCGTTCAAGAAGTATTTTAGCAATTAATTTTGCATTTTCTTGAATGTTCACTCCATTGTTCTTGAGTTGGCTAGCAACATCTTTTAACATTTGAGTAATAGCGCCTTTTGGAATATCAGGAAATAGCTTCATTAATTGACTTGAAAGACTTCTTTGTGGTGCTCCCGCCTCTTGTTCTTTTCCGCTAAATTTTTTAAATACTGGCACTGCAAACTTAGAACCTGCGCCGCCTCCACCTGTACCACCTCCACCTTCATCCGGTTTTACCTCATCTGGTATCTTCGCTGGATCGACTGGTTTGCCTGATTCCGTCTCAGCGCTCACTATTTGATTACTATTATTAATTACAACGTTAAGCACCATGCCGTTCGGAAGTGTGACAGTTTGTTGTCCGTCGCCACCCTTGCCGTCGTCATCTCCACCACCACCAGAATCAGGGGGATCCTTCGGCGGCTTTTTACGTAGTTCTTGGTCCTTATCTTCTCCTGCTTGCTGCTGTTTAAGAGCGCGCATTGTGTCACTTCCACCCAATTTTTTAGTATGATATCCTTTACCAGAAGGTTGTATTGTTTTATCAACACCGCCACGACTCCACATTTCTGTATCTTTTCTATGTTTGCCGGTGCGCCACTCTTCGCCCGATCTTTCAGACCAATCACCACGTCCAGTTGATTCCGCTGCCTCTCCACCAGGAGGATCTTTAACATCACCCTTGACTGGCGTGCCTGTGCCCGAAGGGGCTTTTTTTGCGGCTTTTTTTGCGGCTTTTTTTGCTTTTTTCTTTTCTCGCCAAGCCTTATATTTGTCAGCCATTCCTTCTTGCTGCAACTTTTGATTAAGGATCTTTTTAATTAATATTGCTTCATTTTTTGTGAACTTGCGTGACATACTATAGTCCCCTTTTAAAGATTTGTACAATAAATAGTCGTTTTATTTTAAAAGGAGAGTAATTGAAGTTAAATTTTATCTTTATGTTCTGAAAAATAAACGCTCTTTATTTCATTCCAACCAAATTTATGTTCTGGCTCGATAGCTTGAAGGATAAAGCGTTTAAAATCATCTTTATTTTGAAAGAACTTTTTGTGTGCCTTATCAAAAAGAACCCACCGCCGCACTTCTTCTAAAACGTCCATTTTATTTATGACAAGATGAGTAACGCCATTAATATTAATAGCTTTCTTAAGAAAATCTATATTCATCCAATTAACTTGTCTTTTACGTCCGGTTGTTGCGCCAAACTCTTCACCCACTCTTTGTATCTTATTAAATATTTCACCTGCAGGTTGAAATTGTTTTGCACCGACATAAGTTTCATATGCTTTTGCAACACCCCAAACATTGCGGATTGCTTGAGGTGGAACACCGTTCATTACAGCTGCACCTGAAATACAATTAGAAGAAGTGACATAAGGATAATCGCCCCAATCAACATCCAAACCAAACCCTTGCGCGCCTTCAAATAATATTTTTACTGTACTATCTTTTGTATGTAACTCTTTATATAGATCGATTAAATAAGGACGAAGCTCTGGGACATCTTCTGCTCTAACGCCCGTTCTATTATATTTGTCACGATATGCTGGACCATTTCCACGTTTAGTGGTGCCGATTGAAGTGTCTTTCTCATCTTCTTTTAGGTGTTCTCCTGTGATGACGTGGGCGTTTTTTGCGATGTAGATGAGTCCTTCTGTTCTAATATCTCCTCTTTCGAGTTCGTGTATTTCTCTAAAAAATTGTTCAGGATATACAACGCAACCAGAACCAATGATAGATTTAATACCGAAAAAAACACCAGCAGGGATATGATGAGTAATATATTGCCTTCCATGGTGATAAATAGTGTGCCCCGCATTACACCCACCATTATATCGTATGACATGAGTATAGTCCCCGTTTCTGCATAAGTGGTGTGTTACCTTGCCTTTGCCACAATCTCCGTATTGAAGATCGACAACAACATCTGCTAACATAAAAACCTCCAAGTTAATATGATCATATTACTATATTTTAGATTAAACGTTTACTACTTTTTTATTAAACTGTAAAAATATTTAGACCAATTTTCAAACAACAATTGTTCTTTTTTGCTTTCATACATTGTTGGGATATGGTGTTGTCTAGAAACTTCTGATCCGGTTATTTTGCCTATATACTTCTTTCTAAAAGCAGCTGCAGGATTTTTTTCTGCGCCTTTAACATTCTTGGAATAATCATTTGGCACAACATGTTCAGAACCATCTGGCATTATTACTTTAAGATCATCTTTAATATTAATTTTTTTAGCCACTAACTCTACCCAAGAATCCCATAATTTTTGAGATATATTTTTTGCATCAGTTTCTTTTGCAATCTGTCTTAAAAATTCTAAGTATTCTTCGGCCAATTCAATGCCCCTAGGTCCGAGTTTAATTATGTTGCTATCGAATTCCCCCGCTTGAATAACTTTTTTACCAGATGTAGTAACTTTAGGTGTTCGAAATCCTTTACCTCCAGGTGTCAATATGTTAAATTTTTTTGATATTCCTTTATATATGTTGAGGTTGATAGAGTCAATACAACCTAAGCGTCCAATAACTAATTGAGTTGCAAACGCCGCTTTTGGTAAGCCAAATCCTGGTAATGTTAATGCTTGCAAATAAATATTAAACAATGCTTCTTCTTTTTTTAGCCCACTAGAATTATTATATTCACTGAACAAGCTACTAAAACTAGAATATATGTTTTCTCTGTTTTTCCACAAATAATCAATTGCATGTTTTCGCGGTCCCATAACTAACTGTCCAAACCCAGGAAAATCATATCTAGGTTTAGCTTCACCAGGATTTTGTAAATTAGCATCAGTCATTAAACCATCATTTTTATGCACAAAGTTCATTAACAATGGAAATTTTGGTACCACATCATACCATCTCATTTGTTGAGTCCCAATTACAAACATGAATACATTGGCCAATTGATCTGGAGAGTATTGTGCGTATTCGTTGATGAGAGGATTATATTTACAAAAACCAGAGTCCAATTCTTTAGATAGATCTAATACGTTATCTTCTGGGGTTTCCTCTGGGGTTTCCTCTGGAACGGGCACTTCTTCGCTTTCGACTTCTTTAATAAACTTTCGCCAATTTTCAAATAGTAATTTCATATTTATAAGTAGTTAGTTCTTGTAGTATAATACATTTATTTAAAAACACACCAGCTAATTAACATTGTTAACCCAACAACCGAAAGACCGCCGAGAAGCCCTAAAGTACAAAACAGTAGACCCACTATTTACCGCCACATGCAGTTTCATCTAGGATTTCAAGAAGATTAGTATACATTGTAATCGCACTCATTGTTAACTCATAAAGTTTACCAACGGAGCCAGCAGCGGTTAATGCTTTATAATTGTCGCTTCCAGGTCCCATAGTAGTCAATATATAAGATGTAAACACATAAACTGCCAAATCATCAGCAGCGTTAATCATATCTACCAAAATAGATTCTGTAATCTGTGGATTAAGATATGTTTGACCTTGTTCATCTGAAAACAAAATAATTACGTGTTTTGCATCATCTCTCCAGCTAATATCCCAATCCTCTTTTGGAGGAACAGATTCTCCTGTACTGCTCCAGACTCCCAGACCACTGTTCCAAAATAAATCTGAAATTGGATATGGAAGAGCCGCAGCGCTAACTAAATTGTGAATTGATAAGTATATTGCATCATAGTTTTGTTCATCTCCTCCATTTAGAGTAAGACCCAAACTTGAAAAAATGGTCATAAACGCTTCAAAGTCAACTAGATCTGTTTGAAGAACTACTCTTTGTGTGTTTAACGATCCGTTGCCAAAGCCTGTTGCCGCAGTGAAAACTAAACCCCATTTTACCACCTCTGAATCACTATAATGTGCAGCAAATTGATTTAATGCAGTAGTAACTGCATTGATTTCCTCCACCATTGAGCCTGAAAGATCAATAATAAAAAGAATGTCTGTTGGTTCTAGTTTTTTATCTTCATCTATTTTACCGTCACAATTTGTATCAGTTCCATTGCAAATATCTTCAGGTTGTGGGACTATCTCCCCTAAGCATAGCTTATTGATAAATAAGCCATTATCATCATAATTCCCCCAGCTACCGACATCGCAAATCATTTCACCAGGAACGCATATTCCAATTAGCAATGTCTCCGGAGGTCCACTATAACAGCTAGCAATCAACCCTTCGTCAACTTGATCGTTGCAGTTGTCATCATGATTATTACACTCTTCTGGCTTAATTTCACCCAAATACATATCACATGTAGATCCAGTCGGCACTATTCCTGGTAGCCAATGACAAACAGCTAAACACTCACTTAAGCCTAATTCTGTGCAGTCTTCATCGATACATTCACATGTTTTATATCCTTCTCCGCAGACTAATGGCTTTTCTTTGCATGGTAATAATTTACCGATATCCTGTACTGTGCAGAGACAATCTAAATTTTCATCAACCTTACCATCACAATCATCATCTAAACCATTACATATTTCCGGCTTAGGTTGCTTAGCTGTACAAATCCATTGACCTCCAACACAATATTGCAAATTTGTTTCACAATCTGTAGAACATTCACCTATTAAGTCTTCATCGATCAAGCCATTACAGTTATTATCTACACCATCGCAGAGTTCTTCATCGAGAGGTCCGCACTTCCCACAAACATTTAATTGCCCTTCATCTATTTGCCCGTCGCAGTCATCGTCCAAACCATTACATATTTCTTCCGGGGCTTTACCGCACGTGCCGCATGCGTTAGCCACTCCTTCATCAATTTGCCCATCACAATTGTTATCGATATAGTCACATACCTCTTCAGGAGCGTCCCCACAGCCTCCACAAGCGTTCTTAACACCCTCGTCTATGTCACCATCACAATCGTTGTCTAAGAGGTCACAAATCTCCTCTGAGCAGTCTGATTTACAATCTGTATATTGAATTTGTCCTTTATTACAAAGCTTTTCCTTAAAACCAGGATATCCACCTTCAGTGACGCATGGAATATTAGATTCTAGAACAGTTTGTGCAGGATTGCACTCTAAATGTTCTTCGCATGCGCTTTCATATACAACTGTGTTTGGATCTTCGCACGTATTAATACAAATTTGTTTCTGCCACACAACATCTAGATTTCCGCAAAAATACCAATCACATTTAACGCACGGATCCGTCCAAATTGAATAAATGTCCTCTTCTGTTTCTTTTATGTCTTCAGTTTCAACAGAATCTGGTTCTGTACTATCATATGCATCAATAAAAGTGTCTTCTTTGTGGATATCAGCGGAATGTACAGTTGATTGTCCGTTTTCTTTTGAGCAAGAAAACACAAAAAGTATTAACATGATTGTCCAAAGTCTAGACAATTTCTTTATCCCCTATAATAAGTAGGAGCAGAAACTGCATTTTAAAAAAAATGAACGTTTTTTTTTATTCTCTTTGCTTGATTGGCAGCGGGAATTTAATAAATTTAACGTTTAAAACACGATCACTATCTTCATCTTTGAGTTTTAATAGTGCATTTTTTAAATATATTCCATATTCTCTTAATGGGCGATCAGGAATGAACTTTAGATGCATAACTACCTCTTTTTGGTTGGGTTGGATGTCAACAACGCCACCTTCTTCTGCTTTTGCGATTGTAATACCGTTAATTGCTCTAATTTTGTTAAATACCGGTCCATATAGTGCAAATGCCTTCTCATATCGCAGCTTAACATCGACTTCGAAGTGTGTAAGTCCCTCTGAGAGGTAAGAGTTCCATCTTTCTAAGAGTTTTTTCATTGCATATTAAATAGTTTATGGCTAATAAAAAGCATTATTAGCCCAATATCTTAGTCAAAAAAGGGCTATTTTGGGCTTAAAATGCCCTTTTTTTAAGGGTTTTTTATAAATCTATGATGATTATACCGTCATTTTCTTCAATTTCTTCTGTTTTTGGGGGCTTTTCCATGAAATTTGGCACTGGAAGCTCTAAAAATGGTCTAAAATGGTCATTTTGTTGCTCTTTTTGTTCTTTTTGCTCTTTTTTAATCAAAATATTGATCATTTCGATGTCAAAGTCTGAAAAATCATCAAAAAGTGGCATAATTTCACTCCATTTATAGTAAATAGGGCACTTAAACGCCTCCAGCACCGGGTGGGGCGCTTTTTGAGCGTTCTTTTGGTGGGTTTTTTACAAAAGGAGCCGATCCTTTCTTCTGTTTACCCCTTCCCAGCACTCTAAGCTTCTGTTTTCTGTGTTTTTTTGTTACTTTTTTCTGATATGGTTCCATTTTTAGTGTTCGCCGTTCATTGACATCATTTTATCATAAGATAATATCCTCAAACTAGACAATTTCTTCAAATAATCGTTCCTTCTGAGCAATTTGAACGTTAAATTCTCCACAGAGAAGGCTCCGGTGCGCTCTAAACCCGATTTTCTGAACTTTCGTATGCGATTTTTGAGATTATCTGCCAATTTTAGTGCTTTTTCGTAGTATTTGTTCGAAAATAGCTCATAAACCTCGTCAACATCGCTCATAAGCGCAGAAGTTTTCTTCTCAACGTTCCTTTGATCGACTTTTACGTCCATTTTAGATGGTTTTCGCACCCATCGACTGTTTTTTATTGAATATATGCCCGTAGAATAGTGGGGTTCGCTAACATCTTGTACATAAATCTCTACTTCATACCCTTTTATTGTGATTTTATGCTTATTATTCCACTCTCTGGCTGCAATACTCATGTATTCTCTCACCAAATCCATGTTTTCATCGATATCAGGGAAACTTATTATAATATGTAAGTCAATATCTGAGTAATTTGACCAATTAAAGTTTGCTAAAGAGCCAGTAAAGGTAACGTTATGTATTCTTACAGCCTCAATGTTTAAATCTTGCATAAAAGCCTTGGCAATTTCATAAAGACGATCAGCAATCTCTTGCTTTATGGAGTGTTCGCTCTCCCAGATAACAGGATTTAAGGTTTTTTGCAGTTGTAGACTCTCAATATCCATTGCTGGATCGTTTTCTATGATGTCTTGTACGAATATTTTCCAATTTTCTTGTATATTGTTCAATTTATATCTCCGCTTGCGCTAATTTTGCATAATCACCATATGGATCTGATATGATAGCCTCAATTCCGTTCTCTTTAGAGTCTGCTATGTCTTCAGGATCATCATCGTGATGAATCTTAGAGCCTAATGTAAGTAGTGTCTCTATTTTTGATTTTCCATTAGTAAAATAGATGCCATCAACAGATAAACCATGTTCATCAACAAATTCTTGCACTGATCGCTGATATGAGGTAGCCTTTGCTCGTGATTCACCTTCTTCATACCTAGATGTTACTATATATACTGTATTTCCCTTAAGTTTGTGCATTTTTAGCTTTTCTATAAATGGGGTGTGTGGACCAATATACTCATAACCATCGAATTCATCGCTCCAATGGGATAAAGATAGGGTATCATCAAAGTCAAATGTAACAATTTTTCGGGTTCCAGTCACTTCCATAGCAAAATCAAGTACTGCGCCATCAATATCATCTGGTAAATTCCAATTTTCCATCATCTCTGACGTTAAATCGCCAAGCTGCATGGACGTTACACCAGATTCTTTATACAATTTCCAGAGTTTATTAATAAAATCTTCTTTATTTTCGGGTTGAAAATTCTGAATCAATTCATTAGCACCTTTTTCAAACTTACCCCAAGCGCCAGAAATAGTTTGAAGATGTGATGCTAGTGAATGATCAATTACTCCATCTGCTTCTTTTAAATACTGTCGCCAATTTTCAAATAATAGTTTCATTTTAAAAATTCCATTATGCCCCATCATAAACTTCATTAAAATATTGCTGTACCTGCTGATCCTCACCATATTCAAGATCTAAAGCAACTTTAAGTTGATCCAAATCTTTACGCTTCTCATCAGAGGGCAGTGTTACATATGGGAGAAATAAATCCGGATTGCTCTCTCTTTGCCATTCATTGTGGTCTATCCATACTTCATGAAACAGGTTAGCTAATTTTTCAATATCAACAATACTTTCTGGTGTTCCGACTACCTTAACAGCCTTAGCATAATCAACAGCAGGAGCGCCATTTAGTTTGTGAGCCAATTCAGGAACAATTAATTCAGCAGGTTGATTGATGTCTTGTTGTAAAACACCATCGATTATTTCTAATTTTTCACAACCATGCAACCTTTCTAAAGCTTCTTCCGGTGTTTCTCTCCCTTGAAGCGGGAC